GAAATGAGATCAGCGTTCCGCTGAATGCGGGTGATCTTGCCCGTTACAGTGACCTTCCCCGGTTTGTTCAGATCCGACCATTTCCCGCTGCGCTGGCCGGTAGCCAGTCCGCGAGTGATCGTAAAGTCAAACATTGCATCCGCGAGAGTCGCATCCGCATAAGTTACGACGCCCTGAACGCCAGTATAAGCATCAACAGTCATGATTTTTTATCCTCCTAATTTTTCTCTTTTTCGTCGTTTGTTCTCATGTCAATCCATACCCTGTTACGATCAAATACCAGAACTCGTACCGGACAACGTTGTGCCAGAGCGAGGTATCATCTTCGTACTGTTGGGAAGTAGTGATCCTCCGCCAGCCATGCGTCCGGAAGAGCAGGTTTCCCTCGGAATCATAGTACTTCCAGCCGGGCGTGTTCAGCCTCAGCAGAATATCAATCCGGGCCTCAATCGCATCAGCATCCTGCCCGGTGTTGGGCGTGGTTGATGATTCTGACGATACCCAGATATCAAACTGGATCGTAGGGTAATTTGTTGCCAGTAGCGCGTTTGTTACAGGCGTGCTGATAGCATTATCTGTCCCGCAGAACAATTCTGAAGGTTCCGGGGCCATCCGCAAGGTTACTGATGGGGTAGAGATCGGAGATTTCCGCTGTGCCCGGAAGCACGGGTTATCTCCAACCGTCTTGCCAAGCAGGGCCATCAGGGTAGCATCAGCATTCAGCCGGTCGAGGATCGCCCCGAAGATAACCGCTGAGGTCATAGCTGATCCACTCCTGCTGTTGCATACAGGCCATCCCAGAGGGCTTCTCCAAGGATCTGCCGGACCGCCCGCTGTTTAGCCTGAATGGCGTCTGTCAGGAACGGCCGGGCCCACATGCGGCTCGTGCCTTCGTGTACCCACACGGCATAATCCTTAGGCGTCCCGACCACTCCCATGACCTGCGTTTGGTCAACATCCACTTCGGAATAGATCGTATCCCGCATGTGGATCACCGCTTCGTCACTGACAGAATACGGCGCACCGGAGTAAGCACCTTCATACTCTACAAACACGCTCGGTCGGGTTGTCATCCTGACTTTTTTGAATTTACCCGCACGTTGATAGGCTGCCAGTTTGGTAGGGAATACCATGTCTTCGTAGGGAGATTGTCCGAGCGTACAGTTGCGTTTCGCCTCACCCTCAACGACTGCCGCCGCTATTTCCATCCCAGCAACAAGGGCCGGTATAGCTGCATCCTGTAGGGATTGCAGGGCCGCGATCATTTCATCGTAGGTGAGGATTTTGGTCATTAATTATTACCTCCCGTGAATAGCGCACCAATCTTTGTCAAGACAAGCGATACTGTAAATGAGACGACTCCGGCAATTCCAATCAAAGTTGCTTGAAAGGATTCCAGTTTTGAGACGCGACCGGCCAATCCGCCCTGCCCGTCCTCTCCGTACATCCCCTTTTTGAGTTCCTGTTGAGAAGAAATCAGATGTTTGAGATCTGCCCTTACCTCAATCAGAATGTCATGGTCTGATTCGTCGGTCATTTCTATGCTCATGTCGATGCAAGCTCCTTGAGTTCTAGGGTGTAGTGGTCAAGCGCCATGCTGTTATACGGGGCTTTCACGGATAAGATCTGATAGATCCCAGACGCCGGTGTGAATCCCGTCGTTGTGGACTTGATCCGGTAGTTCAGATGGTCAATGGCAATTGTTGGATACAAAATCACATACGTTGTCATTCCCGGAAACTGACCGGGAGTTAACACCGTGACCCGCGACCGCACCGTATAGAACCGGGCCGGTACTACCGTCTGGTCATCCGTCCAGTAATACTCATACTCGCCTGAATCGTTTTTGTACGCGATCTGTGCGGCGTTCATGGTAGCTGATCCTACCGGAGCCGATCCGTCATCCGTCAGGGTTTCCGTGCCATTGAACGTGCCCGTTACCGTCTTGACAATCAGGTATCCGGTTACCGCCGTTCCTACGATCCTGTCGATTACCGCTGTGGCGCCAGAGACCCCGCCGGTCACCGTTGCACCAAGATGGAACGCTGCCGTTCCGGAAGCATAGGAGAGTCGCTGCTTCTGGTATCGCCGCTGTATCGTGCAGGTGTGAGGCATTGCACAGATCACAATCCGCCTCCCTGGATTCCCCACGGGTTTGTCTTGACGGAAGATCCGTCATTCCACGGTTCAGGGATGTTGTTCGGATCGGTCTGCATCAACCCCATATCGCAATCTGCACGGCGTACACCGGACTGTGCTTGCGGAGTGCCCTGCTGGTTCCACTGTTCGATTACGGCTTTACATTGGATAGAATAGACCGAATCGCCGGGTTCCTTCAGGCTTTGCGAATAGTCACCGGCTGAATACGAGGAGAACCCGAATGCCGGATCCCCGATAATCCAGAGGTGACAGATCATTAACGCCCAGCAGCGATCGTAAATGTTGGAAGGGAGGTTCCCGCTCCCAACATTCTGATCCAGAAGAGATTTCGCGTCTGGTTTGATGAGTTCGTAGATCGCGTTGGTGAATGCGCCGCTATCGCTGACTACAATCAGTCCTCTTGAGACTGCCGATACCAGCGTAGTTGAGACTGTCATGCGTCATCTCTACTTCTTCTTGAGGTCGAGTTTCTTCTTTGTTACAGTCGCATCAACCGGATCGCCGCCCATCGTTTCGATCTGGCTCTTGTTGGGATCCTCGATCCCTGCGGCCTTGAGAGCAGGATCAACAGCCGGCTCTTCCGGTTCCTGCACGGCGGGCATTGCCGGTCCCGTAATGGGTTTACCGACAGGAAGATCCTTGCTCTTGATCTGTTCCATCGGGGAATCCGCACGTTCAAAGAAACCCGGGATACCCGTTTCGGCATCCTTGAACTGCGTTTCTTCCATCTGGAACACTTCGCCGGTCTTATAGACCTGACCGTTCTGGTGGTGTTGTGCATCCGGTCGTTTTACGCGGACAGAAATAAGGGACATTGGGGGTCTCTCCTTGTGTCCCTTTAGCTGGTACCGCAGCCTGTTGCTACACCGATCGCAGTCGGGAAGACGAACCTGGGAGTGAACGTGGTGAACACGACACCGCCCATCGGGGAGAGCATCTGGCTCGGGCCGTTGACGAACACATCGTTGATGTAGTTCGCGCCAACCACGAGATCGAAGAACCGGCCGATCGGGTCAACCGGTGCCATGATGCAGGTACCCTTAGTGAGGATCGGAGTGCCGTCCTGATTTGTGGGTGCCTTGATGATCGTGCCTTTCGGCATGTTGGGGTACTGGTTCAGCATCTCAACGACCATCGGGGCTTCCCGGAGACCGATGCTTGAGATCGATCCCATCAGTTTCTCGTAGTTGAACGGGCTGAGGAGCAGGTTCATGTTACAGCCGACAATGCGGGCTGCATCGAACGCCGCCCAGCCGTTCTGGACGGTCTTGATGGCGTTGCCGAACGTGCCAAAGTCTGCACCTGAGAAGGACGTGCCGGAAACGGCAGTCATGCCCTTGACGCGATACGTGCTGCCGTCTGCCGAGGGGTTCCAGCCGTTGATCAGGGTGTTGTCCTCGTAGAGTGCCGTCATGTAGCTGGCGGAGATCGCGCCGATAGCGTTCAGGTTGACGCCGCCGGCTTGGAACACCTGCCAGTCCTGCCGGGGAATCTGGTATTCTTTCCAGTGAGTGACGAGATCCAGTTCGGAGTTGTCGATCCGGATGTTGTCAAGACCGCTGCCGACTGTCGGAGAGGTCATGCTGCCGAACGCAGATCCCATTTCCTGAATCTTGTTGAAGTTCACCCGGTACTTATCGGGGCCGATGACAACCTGTTTGGCAAACATCTGCCGCCCGACCAGCACGGTACGGAGCGGTTCTTTCAGCTGCTCGTCAAAGTAGGTCGCAAGGCGCTGCTGGAGCGTGACGTTGTTCACGATCTGTTCATAGGTGAGTTGCCTTAAGGCATCTGAGTCAGTGTCTACCATGATTTACACCCTCTGGACTTTGAGGCGCTGGGCGCTGGTGCTCGATGATTTGCTTTCAAGTGCCACGGCATACGCACGGGCCGCCCCGCCAGAACCGGCAGAGAGCGAGAGTTGGCCGCTGGCTGCGGGATACAGGAGATTGCCCTTGACAACGCCCGCAGACGTGCCATCACTGGCCTTCCACCAGCCATACCACGCGAGATCCGTTGCCTGATGCACGAACGCCCGGGAGTTCACGGTTGCGCTGGACTGTGCATACGTGCCGTCCATCGTGTAGTAGGATCCGGTCGCATCCATCGGACGGAAGAGTAGTGCGGTCTTCTCGTATCCAAGGACACCAATCGGGGCGTGTGAAGCGTCACAGACCACTACATCGTCATCGGTTGTTCCGCCAAGAACCAGAACACCGGGGATCATGCCCGTGTTAGTCTCGACGCTCAGTTCTTCGCCAGTCTCGGCGTTGCCGGCAAGGATCACCTTGTCGGTTGGAGTATACTGTTTCCATACTGACATTTTTCAGTCCTCCTTTAATCGACGTACCCGCCCTTGCCATCATTGGCATACGGGTTCCAGACACCGATCCCACGGACCTTTTGGTTCTTGATCTGTTCCGCAATACTCTGGGTTCCGGCGGGCGTGGCATGATTAGTCGTGCCTTCCTGCGCAGTACCGGGTTTGAATCCCCGTGCAGCGTCGAGGATCATGTTGACAACTGCTTCGGGATCAGTATCCCATTTCTTCCGGAGTTCGGTTTTCTCGGCTTCGGTTTTAGGGGTTTTCCCCTTGGGAAGCTTGTTGACCATCTGCTCGAACTTGATATCATTGACCTTCTGGGTCAACTCCTCAACTTTCTGCTTCATAGCCTTCTCTTCCTCTTCGGCCTCTTCGAGAAGTTCCTTAGCCTTCTTCTCCTTTTCCTCAGCCGCAGTGTCATCCTGCTGCTTCTGGGCTTTCATCTCGTCAAGCTCTTTCATGCAGGCATTGACACGCTCTTCGAGCGCCTTCTTGTCCTCCATCATCTGCTTGATCTGCGTGATGAACGCCGCGCCGTCTTGGTACTTGAAGCCCATGTCCTCAAGCCCTTTCTTGACAACTTCGTCCATATCTTCATCCTCCTTGGTAACTGCCCCTCCGGGCACTACCGGCTTACCGTCTGGTGAAGCCTTCCGATCCGCCTCCACCGGGGGATTCGCGGACGTCTCGGCTTGCTTCATTGACGTCTGACCCATCCCGCCAACCGGTGGCATTGATGTGGCATCGTGCAGCATATCGTTCTCCACCTTCCCCATCGCGGAGACAGCGGGCGTATCGGTAGCTCCGGTTGGCGGCAGGATAGAATGGTAATCGCCATTCACGTCCGACCGTTCAGCCGTCATTTCCCCGAGAACGCCATCGAGATCCTTGATAGCCTCTTGGTGGGCGCCAAAAACCTGCTGGATTTTGCTCACGATTTTTTTAAACTTGGCGAGATTAGAGGCGGAAATGACTTTCCCGACATTTCCAACTTGTTCGTTCTGTGTTTCCACGATCTCACCTGTCCTGCATGAAGGACATATCGCCTCCATGCCCAATCCGCAATACTTTCGCTCCTCTTTGTTCAGAATAATTGATCCCTGATCTCTCGGCTGGTTCTTCAAGTCCTCCACAAATACCAGAACGTGGTTTGGGCGGATGTTGCCGACAAGCGTTGCCGGATGGATTCCGCGATTTGTCCGGCACCAGAATCCTGTCGAGAGTGAGAGGATCCCTTTGAGAATATACTGTGAGCACTGACCATCATCGGTGAATACCATCTGGCCCATTAGCCGGGGGTGTCCGACTGTAACAAGATGAGCGTGATTGATAAACCCGACAATCTTACCTCCGATCCGTGCGAGTTCCCGATCCCGGTCTTCATCGAATGCCTTCAAGTCAGGATGGGTTTTCGCAAATACTATCGGGATGCCGTTCCACTGGTCAGCAGTCGAGGTAAAAGATTCAAAGGGGAAGTATAAGTCGCCGATCACCCGGTTGAGGAATTGCAGGATCGCGTCGTGCGAATCTGCCATGCCCCCAAGGTTCCGGATAGTCTCGGCCTTGGACGTTACAGGCTCAAAATCTGTGGAAGGCATTAAATGATTATAAGAATCCGTTTGCTTATATCGCTCACGCGGATTTAGTTAGAACAGAAATATTTGTGTAAGTAAACTTGTTTTAAGAAAAGGTTAGGTTGATTCACTTAAGCTCGCATTGGATCATATGAGCTAACATAGGATCTGGTAAATATTTATGAGCGCAGATTATCTTACCGATCTTTTCCTCTTGATCTAATAAGTATTGCATCGCTTCATCTTTCGATGCAAGTTTCTTTAAAGATATTCCCTTCATAAATTTTCCACCACCTAAAGAAGTAAAATCCAAAGGGTGAACTGTTATTTCCTCAATATTTAATCTGAGATTTGCAAATGTAATATGATATTCCCATTGGATCGGCAACTCTTCAACAGGGGTACAAACAGGACCAAGAATATCCTTTAAATGAATACTGTGATAGGATAACCATCCATTAGGACGAACTAAATATTTGGGATGGTCATATGTTCCCATAATTTTCGCAATCATGCGCTCTCCTTCAAAATTTATGAATACCCATTGATTTAACGAATATCTCGGGGACGGTTCAAATTGTGCTTCTTTTTTCTTTAGAACAAAAGGCCACATTTTTCTTTCACTCTCCTTTTTATAAATTATAATACCACCGTTCTACATTATTAACTTTGTTACAGTCGTAAAAAAGGAGAGGTTGTTTAAGTTAATATTTTATCCTGTAAAGGATCAGGCCAACTTCATGTAGTTCAGCACGGATCGCCCATACTCATCAGAGACCAACCCGTAAAACCCATCAACCGCCTCAGACACCTTGACACACACACCAACTTCCGATGTGCCGGTAGAATTGGTGTATACCCAAGTGAAGGATTTTGTAATCGTTGTGAGGTTATAGATGTCCGTGACAATCGCAGAGCGCCGTTCGGTGTTGGGAACGATCGTAGTTCCGTTAGCATCACAGAGCGCGTAATACACATAGATCGACGATGCCGGCGGAGCGGTAAGAGTGGTATTCTCTCGGACATTAGCGGATATCAGATATGATCCGGTACTTGGAGTGGTGAAATTAAGCGATGTCGTACCGCCGGTGTTGGCCTGTAACCACGATGCCGTAAAGTTCACGGTTCCCGTTGCAGGGACATTATCCATGACTACTGATCCGTTTCCTTTCATGGTCGGGATTGTCACATCGCGCATGTGCGTGATGTTGTTAGTCATATCCTTCCAGCTGGTCGTATTGAGGGAAGTCAACGTTTCCCAGTAATCCGCCGATACCGGGGGAATTACAAGGCCCGCCAGAAGAATGAGTGCCAGCAGAGCCATAATTTTCCTTAATGTGCCTTTTGAGATCATGGTATAGCCTCCCAATAGATCGTCTGTGCCGTCCCAGGGGCGTTCAGGTTGGTCTTGATCGATACCGTGAAGGTAGTTGCTCCGATCGCCGTCACCGCAACCATCTCACCAGCAACACTGCCGATTGCAATGACTGAGGTAGGAGCTACTGAGAACCCGTGCGTGATCGTATCGCCATCCTCGACACTGGTTGCCGTGCCGGTTCGGGTTGCCGTTGTCGGTTCGTGATAGTTCAGGTTAACAACCATAATTACCGCCCCGTGTATCTTGCATTGACCGTCGCATCAGTCCCGCCACTCTCACTCACGAACCTCAGCCGGATATAATTGATCTTGCTGGTATACGTGAACGCATTAGTTCCGTCTGCTGTTACAGTCGTATCAGTGTCACTTTCTGACAAGTTGTAGAAGTTCTCGCCGTCAATACTGCCTTCAGCGCGAAGCACGACATTAGTTGTAATGCCGGCCACGGTATACTGAAGGACATGTTCTTTGAAATCGCCGCATCCAATAGCTGCCGAGACTCCGGGAGCCGTCAGTTGCGCGAATGGTAAAAACATACCCATAGTTATGTCACTCCTGTTTGTTCTTGCACCGTCATTTCATCACTTCCAAAGAATTTATAGAGTTTTTAGAGTTTTTAGAGATCAATAGGAGCCGGTGTAAGTCCGTACTCCTTAAAAGGCAATATGGTGATGAAAGCTTATATCGCTCATTCCAATATTATCATAAAAAGGAATTACCATCTCAGTACATTGACCACGGTCTGGTTGCTGCTGTAATCTGAGAGCGTACTGTTGACCGTCAGGTTGACCCGGTACACGCCCGGCCCGTACCATACCTTATAGCAGTTCTGCGTATAGCAATGCGTCCCGTCGCCCCAGTTCCAATCCCATGCGGTCGGGCTGCCGGTGCTCTGGTCGCGGAAATAGATGCCTTGAGGGTACCGGACGGAGAGGGGGCCGGCCGGGGTGAACTGCGCCAGCGGACCGGTGACATTGACATACGTCACCTGTGCACTCCGGTTCGTGCCGCCGTCGCCGGTGATCGTCAGCGATACGGAATAGTTGCCGCTGGTTGTGTAGGTGTGCACCGGGGTGGCGCTGGTCGATGTTGTCGAATCCCCGAAGTCCCAGAGATATGATGAGTGATCTCCGGATGAGATGTTGGTGAACTGCACCGCAACCGGAGCGTATCCGCCGGTGCTGTTGGCGGTGAATGACGCGGCGACCGGGACAGGAATATATGACAGCCGTGCGCCAACAGTCTGATTGACAACCGAAGCGACATTAGCCAGAGACCAACAGAACAAACCGGCAATCGCGCCACCACTCCACCTGCCGCCGAGCAGCGCCCCCCTGTTTCCTGTGGCCTGATAGTAGTAGTCGGGTATATATGTACTAGTGCTTCCTCCTGATGCTGATGACGGCAAAAATACCCAATCTGCCAACACGGTGTATGAGAGATTACGCTGGTACCCGCCAGCATTCGGCAGAACTAATCCGGTGTATATGTACGGCGACGCGAATGTGTCACTGGCAAACCCGTGATCGGCAATCCACGGTTTATTATTCGCTTGGATATTCAACCCGTCAACCCATTTCCAGACGTTGCCGTAAAAGTTTTCGACTCCGCGAATGTTGACCGGATACGTCCACACCCCGGATGAGTGCAGCACCGCTGAGTTCCCTGTGGCGTTCCCAAGTGTTGATGTACTGCCGGTATTGACTGCTTCATTGCCGGTGCCTGATGCAAGGTTCGTGACACCCGCACCGATAACTACTTGTGAGTCCCAGTTCGCGTACTCGGTAATATACAGGAGTTCGACTAAGCTGACCTGCTGGAACGTCTGTAACTGCCAGCCCTGCGACTGGTTGTATGATGCGCCCTTGTTGCGGTTCTGGACCAAAGTGCGAAACAGCGGGAGCGTGATCGAGTTGTTCTGCCCGCTCGCCGGTTTCAGCCCGGGATACGACGCCAGCATATCGCCGGTGACGGCTGCGGTATTCACACCCGCGAAATCGCCAGTGTTATATGTGCCGTTCGCGTACTGCACCGCGCCCTCGTATGCCCCGAGGTAAAAGGCGTTTAGTTCATGTCCGTCGCTGATGAAAGATGGATGGACGCCATATTGTGGAGAGGTAACATTCACGTCAGAGATGGAATAAATGAACCAGTTGTGTGCCGCGTCATAGGTGGTATAGTACCAGAACTTAGGGTAATACACCATCACCTGATCGCTTTTGTTAACCCGCCCGATATTCTTCCACGGCGCGGTGTTGTTGAAGTCCGGCGGGGTTACATTCGTCAGCCCGTCAATTGTAGTCCATGCCAGTTGCGGGGATGGCTGCGAGGCGTTCCATGTGACATTGACTTGCGTGGCGGATACCGGCACCGTGATGAGGAGCAGGAGAACCAAGAAGGCGATAAACCTTGCTGATTTCATACCACGCCTCCGTCTGAATCCCACAGAAATTGATTTTCTGTTGATGAAGGATTGGTGGGATCTACCCACACCCACATATCTTTATAAAGTGGTGATGTGTCGTAAAGCGGAACTCCGTTAACATATCCGACAATGAATATTGGTTGATCTCCAGTGTCCTGTTCTTGATTGTGTGCAGGAATTTCCACCATCGATCTGTCAGAATATACAAATCCGTGAATCGTTTGCGATACTGGATTTTGCGGAAAAACAGCAGAGGTGATCGTGTAAACGTTAAAAACCATCAAAACGACAAATGATATTGCCCATATCACATCAAGCGCTTTTTCGTTCATATTTCTTCACCACCATGCGCGACAAACCCCGCCAGTTGCCACATGCGCCAGTGACCGATCACCAGCCGGTCTAAAAAATTGGACATTGCGCCCATCCCTTTTCAGATCTCGCGGACGATCAGATCATAGGTTCCCGAATCAGCACCGGAATATCGGAAATTCACTGACCACCCGACAGGTACAATTATTCTAGCGGGATATGCTGCACCTGCTGTAAGGGTAGCCCCGCCGTATTCCGTCTGTGTCCGATCGCTTTCTCCAGTTTTCCGGAAGATTACCGATAATACTCCGGCATTTGACGGGCAGAACCGGTATTCATAGGTTCCAAATGTGCGGGTCGGCGTAATATCAGCATCAAGAAGATCAACACTTGCACCGGGAAGCGATTCTCCCATAAGGTGAACTGGCTCAGCAAACCCGCCACCAGGGGTTAGTTGGTTATATCCTGATTCGGTTGTCATGACAAAACCTCAAATGGTAAGTATATGATACTCTGCACCACTCCTTTATATCGCTCATTGCGTGATCGGGACATCCTCATCGCCCGGGACGGCCTGCCGGCGTCTGCGATACAGGAACTTACGAATTCCCGCCTTCTTCCGCGGATCTTCTTGGTTCTCCGGCCATTTGTTCAGTGCTGCCGCGATTTCCCCGGGCGATTTCTCATGTTGCCATTGGATGATATATGCCTGTTCTTTCTTGGAATAGTCCCGTGCAAACGCCATTTTATAAGAATCTCCCTTGCCCGCAGGTGATCTGTTCGTGTCCACAGGTACAGTGCGTATGCGGCTGTTTCTGCGTGGTTTCTTCTTCATCTTCTGAAAGACCTAACGACCTTTCACTAATTATCCATCCGCCGCGACAATTTGGATGGCTTTGAGCGTCAATCTCATCTGCCTCTTCCTGAGTACAGATCAACCCGTCAATCTCAGTACACCCGCGATATTCTTTCCCCCCGACAACAAATAAAAAATCAGTACACGTGCGCTCGTCCTCGGCTTCTATGCGTTCATAGTGAGTTACGCTGATCTCTTTGTATCGTTCTTTCGTGCCGGTATTGATCGCCTTCATGGTCTCGGTTCTGGCAATCATCCGCGCCCGGACTTCCCCCACACTCTCCGTGACCCCCTGAATCTTCTTTGTTACAGTCGATAGGGATTCTTCATTCACCATCCCATCCGCTACAGTCCGGCGGATCTGCTGGTTGACGGCATCCGAGACGCCCTTGAACTCTCCTTTGGACTTCTCCACCAACGCCCCGACTTTCTGCCATGCCCGTTGTCGTTCCTCAAGCGGAGCGCCCAGCTTGATCCCCATCTTGGCTTTCAGGTTCAAGTCAGCGTATTTTGTACCGTGGGTGAAAGCATCGGGTATTTCACGCTCCAGAATGGCATTTGCAGGGCCGATCAGTTCAGCAGTAGTCAGATCCTCTAACCGCTGATAGAAATGCTCAATGCTGAACGATACGGGCCATTTCTGCGTGTGTTGTTCCATCTGCGTGAATGGCTGCTCAGCCGGCTTGAGTTCCGCCAGTACCCGGCGGCGATAGTTCCGGAATAAGGTGACTAGTTTTGCCTCAACTTTTGCGAGCCGCGATAATGACCGAGTGGGATCCTTCCAGCTTTTGGCCGTCATTGTTTTGCTTCTGTCCTTCATAGCCATCCTTTTTCCCATGGTGAATCCGGATCAATAACGAACCAATCACAGTCTGTTGATTTCTCCTGCTGTTTTTGCTGGAATAACGACGGACAGGTATACCGGTATTTACAGGAGTCGCAGTTCGCCGTCATTTTCGGTATCTCCCCGCATACCAGTTTTTGGGAACGCGTACGTTCTTATGCCAATCCGAACACTTGTGGCCGGCAAAATGCCGATAAAGCGGTGAGTTGGGATTGTTACAGACCTGCCGGATGGTCCTGCACCCGCAGTTCCAACAAGAATCCATTCACTCACTCTTTTCTTTCTTGACCCACTTGCCGTCCTTATCCTGTTCCCAGTTGGCCTTGAGGATCTTCCACATCGTTCCGGACGCTGCCGCCCTCGCTTCTTCCGTCTCTTCATGATACTGGTTCTTCCGGAGATCCTTGTAGATCCGGTCAGCTTCCCTCTGCATCTCCTCCGGGGCATCGCCAAGTTCGGGCGTCTGGTACGGGGGGTTGATTACGGCCTCGGTCTTGTTGGCAACCTGCTCAACCTTCTGACCGACCGGGACATGCGCATACCCAGCAACGTCCACATTAGGATCATACTTCTTTACGTTCGTGATTTCCTTGTCGTCCATGATTTATTCCTCCTTTCTGTGATTTTTTCTTACCTTGTTCTTTGTGCTCAACCTTGTGACATTTTACACATAATGTTTTACCATTGTCCACATCCCATAATTCTTCACAAACAATAGCTTGTTCTATTGTCGTAATGTTATTCTCATCAAGAATCAGAATGAAGGGTTTAATGTGATGGGCATTTAACCGCCCTCCACGAACTTTACATTTTTGGCAGGTAAATTGATCCCTCTCAAATACCGCAAGAGTCCAGTCTCGACATTTTAATGATTTGCGAATTTGTTTATGCAAACCTGTAACGCCACCTTTCCACTTATGAGATTTTGGGCCGCGTTGAGATTCGCTTCTCTTTTGTCTAACCTCTGGGCGTTTCATTGGATTCTTGTCTGGGTGTTCAGATTGATACTTTTTTGTGGCGTCGCTTAATTTATTTCGGGTTTCTGCGGAGAGATGTTTATTTAACCAAGGGGCATTCCCATTCTTCATTGACTTAGATATTTTTTGTTTGTGCTCAGATGAGAGATGCTTGCCAAAATTATGGTTTTTTGATCCTCGCTGCGCGTCACCTACTTTTTTATTATGCTCTGGTGTTTTCGGAACGTCTTTTAATGATGTGGATATCTTCCTCTTTCGTCCGGCCTCTTTGATGGGATCGTTACAGATACCGCGTGTCATTTATTATTGAACGCCTCCGGGTTGCCCGATTCCATTATTCTGTTGCCATGTGCCATCTTTCATATGTACCCATCCGGCTTTTCTAACGGCGTTCCATGCATACGTAACCGCTTCTTCGTTACGGTTTGCTGAGTCTGCTGGGTATCCACTGGTGGAGCAAGAGAACAAATATGCTTCTGTTAAGATTTTCTGTACCTCAGCTGGAACTTCATCTGTTGACGGCCAATACGCAGCCTGTGTGATTCCGCTACCACCGATATTCTCCGTAGTATCGTTGGGATCCTGCGGGAACGCTGATCCTTCATCCAACGCAGCATTGACAATCTTCTTGACCTTATCGTCCTCCACGTACCGGTCAGGGTTCAGTTCATCCGCCCGCACGGCTTCAAGAGCCAACCGGGCTTTCTGCATGAGCGGTGATTCCTCGCCACTCTTGGCCGGCTCCTCTCCCTCTTCCGGACCCGTGGGTGCCGGCTCAGTACCCTCCTTAGGGCCGGGTTGGGCCGGCTCCGCACTCCCGAATGCCCCGAAGGGTGACGGCGGGGTCATGGAGGCATAGTACTCCTTGAGTTCCGCAAGGCCCGCTTCATCTAGTTCATCAACCCCGAGTTTCTGCCGGATCTCGTTTGGCAGACCGGTCTTGGTGGTGAACAGTTTGTCAGCCTGCTGGAGTTCAATAGTGCTGCGATCGATGCTCGGATCAGGAATGTCTACCTCTACCGTATAGCCCTCATAGCCGTTCACATCAAGATATTCCTGAAGGACGTGTGTCCATTGCGTCTCAAGCCACGAATGGACGTTCCGGGTGTAATCGTCCACCATCTCTTTTTCACTGCCGGACGCCCCGCTTAACGGTGCTGACTGTGACCGTTGGATCTGGTTGGCGGCGTTGAAGTATTGGGTGATCAGCCGGTCAAGTGCATCGATGGTTTCCAGCGCAGACCCCGAATCCTGTATGCCCGGCTCAATGATCTCGAAGTTCGCTCTCAGCTGGAACCCTGAATTCTTGCCCCAGTTCTGTAAGAGCAGTTGGCCGTATTCAATATCGTTCCCCTGCGGGTTGATGATCTTGAGGAACAGGATCGGTGCACCTATACGATTGACCCGCTGGACTTGTGCCTGCCATGTGAAATCCAGCATGGCGATCAGCGGGAAGATCGGTAACATCACGGGTTTTCCCGCAAGGTCCGGGAATGCGGGATCCTTGATCGTCACGATATTGGTCAGCTTGGTTTGCAGGAACTGCGTGGACACTACCGGCCCCGGCGGAGCGTTGTTCTGCGGCATGTAGAGCGTCTGGAAGTATTCTACGCTGCCATCATAGGGACTGATGACAATACCCTGCATGATATCCGAATACAGGAACGGCCTGCCATACGGCTGCGTGCCGAACGAATCTGCCGGCAGGTGCCGGAGTTTCTGAAGCGTGTAGACGTTATCGTCCCAATCCCATACGGGGTTGAACAACGAGATCCCGAACCAGAAACAGTCCGCCCACGACATCTCAATAGCCGCCTGTAACCCGTAAGTATGCGGCTGTACCATCACGGCATCCAGCATCTTTACCATATCATTGACAATCGCCGTGCATTCGTCCGTGTCAGTCTCGCCGTCCGGATCGTGGATGATGATCTCACACTTCTCCCGGAACAGCATATGGCGTTGTTTGTGGTAGATCCCTGCCGCGTAGACATTATCCTGATAACGCCTAATTATTTGGGTAGTATATTTTGGAACTCTATAATAGTTTCCAAAACTTGAAAGAAATACAACTCCTTGCTCATCTGACCGGTTGATCGTTTCTGGTTGACCTACCCCCTGAACGGGATATGCCTGAATTGCTCCGGCTGGATTGTTCACGGTCAATGCCGATGTCCGTTCTGATCCGGGCGGCCCGGCAACGTTCCCTAGATTAGGATCCTGCTGTGCGCCCGGCGGATTCTGGGCCGGATACGGTACTGCCATCGACCCCGAAAGGTCAGACTGGCCCGGTCTCGGTGCTTTGTTGCGTATTTGTCTCATACTGTTCCTCCGACTGTAACAAACGGGATAAAGTATAAATAGTCAGAAAATAAAGTATAAATTACCCGAAGAGGGAGAGTGACGAAAATGGATGTAAATGACCTTAAAGAGCAACTGATCGCATGGTGGACCGCAGTAATCCGAGACCCTGTTGAGATGTCAGCAATCTCAGAATACCCCGGAATATGTCCGTGCGTCTTTTTGACAAGCGAACACAGCGACGCCAACCGCGCCCCGATCTGGCGATCCGAACGGGCGTTTGGTGCGGTATATCTCTGGGTGTGAGTGGGATGAAACCTACCGTTGCACAGGCGATCCAAGCATGTAAGGATATTGAGGCAAATCCGTACCCCTATGGCCCCAACGTCGTGCGGATGCTCCGGAACACGCGGCTCGATCTCGAAAAGATGCAGTCTGCGGGGATCACGCACGCCCATCCGGGGTATTGCTCTCATCCTACCTTTGCGGGAGATTGCGCTGAATGCAATCTTACCAATTATGGCAGAGATTGCCAGAATAATCCCTTGAATTAATTTCATTTTTTCCCCGCATCAATCATTATAATCCCACCGTGCCACAAACAATTTTTCGTCTTTTGTTGCATTTGGTCCAACAATCGGTAATTTCGGAGAGAGCCCCAATCGTTCGGCATGTTTATCAATAGAATCTAATATATCTCGCTTAGGAACTTTGCCGGCAAGAGCGCGAACCCCCTCAGGGCCGTATTCTTTTACAAGTGCAGTTACTCCCAGAGATTGCCCGTCTCGGATGTGACTTGATCCACCTTTACCATTCAGGTAATCAACTTCTTTTTTAATATCGTCCACGGTACCGGATTTATCCCACGTTTTACTATCTCCATTGAACTTGTAACTGCGTCCTTTGAGATCGTCTTTGATATCAAAACTGTGCTCAACAGCAATTTTAGCATTGTCCGGATCATTCGGAGAGACGGAAACAATCCCGTGAGGTTTCCCATATTCTCCCCGCCCCTCATAGAGATCAGTGGGGTATCGTGTCGCGAGGGAGGATACGTCTTTTTGAGTGGCAGGAGGATTCGTATGTTGACCCCTCGTAGAATATCCCGTTCCGGCACCTTCACTCTTCCCTTCATTTGCGCCGCCCGAACCAGACTCTGGCTTCGCACTTCCGCCACCTTCGCCGGATCCGCCCACTTCGCCAGGTCGTCCTTCATGTCCGAAGTTCCCCGAGCCTTCGCCACCATGCTTGTGTTGTTCCATCATCGATCCAACCGGGACATAGGCTTTACCCGGCTGCATTAAATTCGCGTCTTTTTCTGTCATAATAATCACATCAGTCCCGGCAGTTCCCTGCCGCCTTGCGGGGTCTTCTTTCCCGGCTGGTGCCAGTGGTACTTGATACCGCCGCCCGGCTGGGTGTTCATATGTTCCTTTTCATTCCAGATCTCAGGGAGTTTCCTCGCGTCATCGTCCAGAATATCAGGCGTCCCGACATTCTCCGTGGTCAGGTTCTCAATGGGGATCGGGTTCCCGCCGAACCGTGCTGCCGTGTAGACGGAGATCGCTACGGATAGCAGCAGGTCGGCGTTCTGATCTACACGCAGTTTCTCTACTTGGCCGGACGGGGATATCTCCAGCTTGAAATTCAAGATCTCATCAAGAAGCGGCTGGCATAATTCCAGTTCGGGGGAAATCTGTAATTTCCCTTCTTGTAGAACTACTTGCAAAATAGAGATGATGTCACGAAATGGTACCTCCCAAAAGAGACGGTCATAGCGCCTGAGCGGATCCACCGCATTCTCAATGTGCGGTTTAATGGCGGCCTTGACGTTTGCCACGTAGATACTGACGGGCGATATTCCGCCGGTCTTGAACATGTCCCGCACCGGATCGCCAATGAAGGTAGAGTTTAATACGACCAGCCCGCCCTTCAACTCTTCCCGGATCTGGTTGACCGTCTCGATGATCAGGGGATACGGCGCACCCTCAGGGAACCTTTGCAGGTACCGGACTTTATACAGCAGGATCGGGTCGAGGGTGAACTCCGTAACGCTGATGGTGGTGCTTTCCCCCGGATTGCCCGCAGGCTCGACCCCAATATAGAAGTGGCTCATGATCCTTCTTTCACCTTACATTTCCGATCCGGATGTGGGCAGGATTTCACTAGACATGAATATGAACGGGAAAAGGTTATCTTGCGGGTGCCATCTGTAGTGGTAAAATCCTGTCCCCGCGTTTCGCGCATTCGTTCATATTCACAATCTGCCATTGTTACAGTCCTGATTTCAATCGATATTCACCAAGCGCGGGTGCCCATCTTCCCAAAATCCCACGTCTTTAAATGCCTCTTCAATCCGTTTGAGGACTTCTTTCGTGTGACCATCTGCCATACCTTTTGGTTCAAATTCAACAGTAAATCTCGTCATTTAAATCTTCCTAATAGTATTTCTTTCCACTCTGCCGCAACCTCTGGCTTAAACGGACATGATATCGGAAGGTTAGTCGTCTCTCCCTTCATTATAAGCCGACAATGGGGTTGATGTCGTGTTGGGCATTTTTCACATCGCCATACCGTTTCGTTGTCTCTGTGGTTTGCGTCGGTCATGTTACAGTCCTGCTTCCTTTAATTTCTGTTCGGCTTTTAGCATTCTTTTCACAATGATCGCAAATTCTTTTTCAAACTCTCCGAAAGATTTGTCCCTCGTTGCATATGCAAAACAAGATCCGATTTCAGTCCAATGATTGATATAATCTTGCGGTGTTCGATCTGGCTTGTGACGAATGCCGGTGTCAACAATGCGTTCTAATTGCCCCCATTCGTGCTCTTCTGCCAATTTGGTAAGTTTGTCTTTGAGCGCGGTCATTATTCCAACCGCCCTTTCACTTCATCGTTCTTATGCTTGTCTTCCATCTCTTTGAGGTGAGTATAATACATCGCAATTTCATCCAGATGATCCTTGGCGATCTTCGTGGCAACCGCCGGATCATCCGTGTGCTCCTTCTCAACCTCAACGCCAGCCTTCAGCTGCTCGGGATCGTAATCGCTGTCAGGCCGGGGGTCGGGGCCGGACAGGGACAACTTCGGGCGGTCTTCCGTCTTGGCATTTGTTACAGACGTGAATGTTACGTCCGGTCTCATGGTGTTTGCATCTTCATTCATGGATACTACCATCCTTTTCAACAATCAGACTTCTGTTCCCGGGCTGAATGTCAACCCGTATGCGTTCCCGCCGGTGTTCGACTGTGGGTTTGATACTGACCGGTAAGGTGATCTCCGCGACCGTTTCAGGCATTACCGTCCTCGTTCGGAGAATCCCATTGCTCAACCGGCGCTGTCTTCATGAACTCTCGCAGTTCTGCCCGCAGGACTTGCCTTTCTTCTTCCGTGCGGGTTTCCAATCCAACTGCAAGCGCATCGACAGCATGACCGATATACTCACGCAGACCGGGGCCGTCCTCACAACAATGAGCGGGTTCCATGAAAACAACTTGGCATTTCTGCCCTTCGGGGTGTTCCTGCACATAAAAATCAATACGCATGAATTTCACTCCCTTTACAGGTAAATTTTTAGGCAATGTGTAATCCATTATTTTAGCTCCTTCAGCATCGCTGCGATCTCCTGCTCGAGCGCCTTATTCTCATCAGCCGGCTGCTTCCCCGCCTCCGCTTGGATTGCCGCAATGCTACGTACCGTATAGCGGTGGATGGGCGTCCCGGGTTTCCCATATGGCCCGAGATCCCGGATCTGGCCCTGCGTGACAATGACCTGCTTGCCTTCCTGCACGCCCGCATAGAATTCAATCCGGAGGAATGGATGGAAGGGATCGGGGTTGTCCTGCACCCACTTGCCTTTCTCGAAGTGGCCGGTCATTGGGGTCTCTCCTGTGTCAATGCCTTGACTGCTGCATCGTGTTCTTTCTTTAACTGTTCAAGCCGGTCTGATAGGAATCTCGGTGCATCTTGCATCATTCCCGATTCTTCAAATGACCTTGATCGTGCGTCTTCCATAACTACTCTCCTAATAATGTCTTAGTCTGAAGTTCCTCTTGCGTTCCATAGATCGCGTGTACCTTATACGCCCAGCCGGTTCCCGCCCATACGGGCCGGTTGCTGTCGATTGATACCCAGTGGTCGATCCCTTCGATAGAGGCGAAGTATTTCTTCGGCGGTAACACTTCCCTGACAACAATCGCGTGGTCGTCTGCACTTACGATCTGGCATTCCGGGATGACCATACCGAACATTCTCCGTCCGGCGGGTTCGCCATCGTGTGCGTCGTGGTACCATGCTTCGGGGTCAAGGTGATGGGGCGGGAACTTGAACCGGTGCTGGTTCTGGATGATCAGGTAGAGCATCCGGTCGCCGACTTCCCGATACGCGGAGTCTTGGAAATAAATCAGGATGCCGGCGGGGATGACTTTCGAGAGGATGTCAAACCGATGCTGGGCGGCGGGAGCGTCACTTGCACCAAGGTTATTCCCGGGTTCCGTCTTGCCCTCGCACCGTTTGTAATCCTCCACGCAAATCTCCCAGAGCACCTTTGCATTGCCGGTTAATCCCGTCGTCCACTCCGGCGGGATCTTGACCAGCTTGAGCGCCATCCTGAGCGTGCCTTTCCACGGGATATGAAACCGGAAGGATTCGCCGTCACACTGTTCAATCCCTGCTTTATCATTTAATCCGAGAATTGATCCGGCTTTCATTCCGTATCCTCCAACGGGCAATCGTCCGGATATTTTTTATTCAGCATGGAAGAGCCGGTATTACCCGCATTTAAGTTACAACGATCTCCCCCGGCATCCCCATAACAATCAGTATTCTGGATAGGGCATTCATCACAGCCCTCAATTTTCTCTATTCGATCCTTTAACCGGATTTGTTTCATGGATTACGCCACCAACGGACAGTTTACTTGGCGCTGGATAATTACATTCTCGTTATATTTACCGTGAATGCAATGTAAGGTAGTATCCTGTTGATTGACATCGGATTCGTACTCGACAAAATCAGCATAGTTGATTGATTCGTCAGTGATTGGACGAGTACCGGAGAATAGATAAATGGGGACACTGTCTTCCGTTATGGTATCTTTAGGAGGAAACAGTGATGGCATCTTTGAGACGGAGATACGATTCCATCTCAAAATCTCAAGGGCATCGTCGATGTGTGACGCCGCTACAATGATCTGCTCGCGTTGCATGGGGTCCCTGAAATGATTATCAGGACACCGGCTCTCCCAAATATAATATTCCTTCATAGTTACTTTCTCCTTTTGTGCATTGTGACTTAATGCTATCGGTCAGGTTGGCCGAACTTGAACTTCAGGGCTGTAACAGTGGGATTCAGCGCCCGTTTAATCTCCGCTGACCGGAATGGCTGCCGTCCTGTCATCCTCTGCGAGAAGATAACGTACCGGCTGGCATCCAGCGCATCGTCATAGAACTTGACTGGCTCTTCCAGCACGATATCCCCTTTCTTGACGTAAGAGTACTGCCGGATCTCTTTCTGGAGGTTCGGGGAGTGATAATCGATGTGGAGTTTCAGCGTCTTGAGATGGTTGATACCATCAATCACGTTCTTCTCTGCCGGCATTGCATTAATCCCCGCCATCCTGAGCTCTTGGATGCGGGCCGGTTCGGCGGAATCGCAATAGAACCGTTTCTTTGTATCCGGCACGCGCTGTTTTATCAGGTCGATCAGTTGCGTGTTCGTCAGGTGCGATTGGTAAATGAGTTCCCGGAGGTACGGTTCGCCGTCCCGCATCTTACACTCTATCAATGCCGTAGGATGGTTAAACCCGAAATCCAGCCCGTAACTCAATGATTCCGGTTCGATCTCGTCATAGTTCCGGACGATATCATAGTTGCTGTAGATCAACTCTTCCAGCACGCCCGGCTCTCCGAGCGCATAGACCCGGTATAGGTTTTCGTTCTGCCCAATCAGATCTTCAAGGGATGCTCGATATGCATCCGATAAAAACGGATTATCCCAATGGGTTGAATGGATAAGCGCAGACTTCGCGGGATCTCGTTTAAGTACCTTCTCTTGCCATACCCAATGTGAGCCGGCAACAGGATTAAAGGTCATGAATAGTTGGTCAATCCCATCATCCATCCGGGGGTTTCTCAACGTGTTCTTAATGAAAAAGAGATCGTCTTTACTGAATTCTGTAATCTCTTCAATGTATGCGATATTATACGAGGATGATTTGAGTTTTTGGGGGTCGTCCAGCCCGGTGAACCGCATGTAACTGCCGTTATTGGCTATGATTACAAGATCCGACCGGTTTATTGTGTAATCTCGCTTCTCTACATATCCGTCCACATCCATGATTTTTAGGATCATCTTCCATGTAGTATCCTTGAGCGCAGGCCGGGTCTTGCGGGTAATCAGGAATTGAAGGTTCGGGACTGTGAAGAACATCTCTACAAGCCACTGACAAACGGAATGGCTCTTACTTCCCCCAGAACCCCCGTATAAAATAAGCTCTTCTTTGTCTTTATTGGCTTGAAAGAACTCCCAGAACTTACGGACTCTTGCGTTCTTGGGAAGATCCTCTTGGGGGATCGGCAGGCTCATTCACCCCCACGTCGTTTTCAGGCTCCTTTCGCTTAAATCTCAAAGATCGTCCGGCACTTTCGGTAATTGCGGCTTCCTGCGGGGCCGGAATCTCTTTCATAGGTTTCACGCCATCTACCAGCATGTAGGTATGGACTACCTTGACAGGGCCGCCATCCGCTCCGGTCAGTCCGGTATTCCCAGTGGTCAGGCCCGCTTCCAGCCGTTCCAACTTGACCCCGGCATCTATCAGGGCAGCGGCATCCTTGAGGGATATCGCCGGTAACGCCTCTCCCTTCGAGAGCGCGTCCTGAATCTTCTTGCCGATCTCCTGTATTTTGGCTCCCCCCACCAGCTGCATATTCTTAGCTAACTGGATCCTCCGTTCACTCGCCGCCAGCCTCTCCCGCTCCCGCTGGTTCCGCTTGAGTTCGTCCACATGAGCGTCATACGCACCCGCCCGGGCGACCCAATTATACTGCGATGACCATGTTTCAAGGTGCCGGGCAGTGTTACATCCGATAACTTTCCGAACACGTTCCGTTGAGCGTTCCATCGCATCCAGATCGCGATAGATCCGGAATGCCGCCCATGCTTTGTTTGTTTCTTCCGGCTGGCGTTCCCACGGTTGCGGCATTTATCACCTGTAACATACTATCTATAATCGGGTAATCCTTTATCCATACGGTCAGCGTAACAATAATGGAATCCGGGAGATGGCCACCTTACTTCTTTCAGATAACAACACATTACGCATTTTATAGTATCTGAAGGTGTTTTATCTAACGGGCATATTTCTGGAATTTGGTTGCTCATTGTTCGTCCTCTGTAACATTTGCTTATCTTCGGGGGATTTAATCCCCAAGACCCTATTCGCCTTTGCTACCATGTATGTCCAGAACATCATAAAGTGTTCGATAAATGACAGGATAGTACCGGGCATTACATCAGGGAGATGATAACACCCTACGATATTCATTTCCTTTGCGCCGCAATCAGGACACTGAAGGACGTAGATTGATAATGTCGTTCGGCCTTCGTCCATTACGTCTTTGTGTTCGGAGTTCAGGCTGGCGAGGGTTTGCCGGGGATACCGGCTCCTCGTTTCTTTCGGTTTTGGGTTTCCGTGGCATGTGGACTTTCCGTGAGTCTCTTGATTTTCATCTTAGTATATTTTCTGATACTGGCCTTCTTACTCCCGGTCACATGCTCACGCAGGATCTCAAGATACGGCTCAAGAGATAGTGGTTTGGTTGGCATACGTCCGGGTTTCATGATTTTTATTTCCATGATTGGTCGTCAACTGGTGAACGGGGCTATGGCCTCCTCCACAGCATCCTTGATCGTTTCCTTTAGTTTCTTTTCATCAAAGTTACAGGCGGCCGGGGGGGATTGCTGTACGGGTGCCGGTGTCTTCTGGTTCTCCAACTCAGTGATCCGCGCCTGCATTTTGAAAATCGCCTGATTGGGATCAGAGTCGTACGGAATTGTAATATTCCATGATGCTTTTGAGAGCCTAGCAACACGGCCCTCCTTTCCGATTTCTCGCATGGAATATTGTTTGTAACTGCCTGTAACATATAGATATCGGTTAAATGGATAGCGAGAGGCAGATTTGAACTGCCGGACTTCTGGTTATGGGCCAGATGAGATATCCTGACTACTCTATCTCGCTGCATGTGGGACACACTTGGCACGGGCTTTTCTGGATTGCTGGGAAGTGCCCGCCCGTTCCGATGACCGCATGTATCCCCTAAGTCCAACAAGCATCTGGATATCTCCCCTTCCCGGGGATTCCGCCAGATCGGTTCGCGTTTTCAGCCGGCTTGCTCGTCAGCTCACTTATTGGATGCAACCGGCCGGATTCGAACCGGCGTGCCGCTCCCCCCACCTATCCCGCGGGAACTGGTGAGGTCAGAGCCGCATAACCGCTCTGCCACGGTTGCTCTGCGCGTGTCTTTTTTAACGTGGTAAACACGCAGTAATCCACGGGAATCATTGTTTGCCCGGGAGACTCCACCCGGGCAAGAGCCGAAGAAGGGAATTGAACCCCTGACCTCCAAGTTGCCCGGGATGCTCAGCAATAGGGCTGATTCTGTCTGAACACCCTTACAGGCTTGGCGCACTGCCAGCGTGTGCTTCATCGGCTTAGATTGATTGATTAAATTAATTCATTCATGCAATGCCTTAAAGGTATTGGTTAAAGATATGGGATTGTTACAGTCAGCGTTTCCACCACAGTACGCACCCTAACAGGATTACGCCAATGCTCCGGATCCAATTGAGTTGATGTCCGGTCTTATCGCAGATACCAGCGCCGGTATTCCGGGCACAGTTCCCACATCGTTTCATTCTTTTCACCATTTAATGATAATCTTCTTCCCCTTAGCTTTTCCGTAAAGGATCATGGCATTGATGCCGCCGACATGATAGGCCAGCCATGTGCGTTCCTGATCCGTCAGCTGCATACCCATGATGGCTTTAAGGGCCGCGGAGCCGGACATCTTACCGGATTCAAAGATCGGTTTGATAATCCCTGCGTACTCCTTAGTGATGGCCTTTGCTCGTTCATCGGGTATTCCGAAAGTACTGTTTATGCTCATCCTCGTCTCACTCCGTGCATTTTGAGCGTCCCTTCAGCATAGGATCCAGATATTCGAGAAATGCTGATCCTTTCGGCATCCTCTCCCGTTCCAACAATCACCGATGGATTGGTGATCCGGACGCCGCGGCGATCAAACAATTCATCATTTACGGGGAGAATAACATTTTCATCCCGCATCCTGATACGACGTTTACTTTGTCTCTCTTTTGGCAATCTCATTCGTTTCCTCCTTGATTTCCCTGACCACGATCCGTTCTTCTGAACCGGACACCGGCCAGATCTCAACGGCCTCTTCTTGATGGGTTTTGCGGTTCTGAAATGCAATTTCAACGGCTTCAGCAGAATTGCTGCACCGTTTGATCAAGGCAAACTGAACGGGTGTTGGGGGTGCCGGAACGATCTGCTGCTGAGTGTCATTCATCAATTCCTCCTTTTGATAATTGCACTTGTTTCTCCGGTGCAATCCGAATAACGGATCATTCTTATGTAATCCACTGGATTCATTACCATCTGTCCTTTTTGAACGGAGGGGTGGACTGCTATAGGAAGCGTGATTATTTCTCTCGCACCACCCATAGGCGTCCATTCTGAATGCGAATACTTGAGTTCAAGACCCCGATCCTTTTCCTCAATGGGGTTGGTCTGCATCCCCATCTCAAAACACTTTTTGGAAATCCCGTCAAGCATTCGTTCGGTTGCGTACCGCATGAAATCGTTCCTGTCTTCTTGGATATAGCAGGGATTAAATCCGATCTGAATTGTTAGGGGAATTGTCATTTGAAGATAGTATGACAGTCCATCGTCTGACTTCACCTTTGAATACGGCAATGATGCCTTAACGATCTCCTGAAATCTCGGTTGTCGTGTAGCGGCATTACGTAGTTCGGTTCTGAACTGTTCCGTCAGTGCATTTATGGTTTTTTCATCCATCATTTCCTCCTTGCCGGTCGTTCCTGAGCTTGTCGGCACGTTTGGTAATTCTCCTTGCTATACCCGCAGATCCCGCCTTTCTCACAATGCTGTTCCTTCAGCCGGAACCGACAGGGGAATGACAGGAAGGCGGAGGGTTTGACAGATTGCTTGAAAACTGGTTTCTTCACCGCTCCTTTTTTGATCTTGAATCCCTGACAGTTCTTTGCCTTGGTTTTCGCGTGTGGACAGATCAGGCATCCGCGGAACTGGATACGGCATTTCTGCCCCATCCCATGATACGTGCAGGGATGTTCGCGCTTGAGTGCACGGTTCTTGGCGTTCCGTTTCTCCCAGTACTCCTTATCGGCTTTCTCCTGTTCGGTCCTCTTCTGAATGATCCGTTGCAGGATATCGGGATGTTTATCGTAAAAGCAAGCATCACAACATTCCTGATCCCATTTGATATACACGACGATGCCTTTCTTCAGGCAGTCCGGACACGGTATTTTTCCCTGTTCGTACATCCAGTTACAGGTACCGCATTCCACCCTCATGCGGGCGGGATTCCACGTCAGGTACAACTCTTCATCAAGGTAACAGATCCGGTCAGTATGGTTTATCGTCAGGATAATGCGTTTTTCATTCCCTTTCTTGTCGTACTTGACGTTTCCTTTTCTGTCCGTCATGACCTGCCCGTGTTTCCGGTGACATACTGCACATTCGGCTTCAGGGATATGAGCGTGATCCGCCAGCATCTTCTTCCAGCGCGGGCCTCTCCGCCATTTCGTCTGTTCGGCTCTGCGAGTGATTACCCGCCGGCCTTGTGGACAGGTTACGTGGCCGTCATCCATTAGATCACCTTAATGATTATCATTCATCGCGTCAAGCGTTACTTGGTCTTTACATTTGATCCGGACTGCTGCTTTCCGGCCCTGTTTACAGACCTTCATGATCCGGTGCAGGAATTTCAAGATCGGGAAACATACTGCCCGATACTCACAGCTCAGACAATTGTCATGGCATGGTTCTGTTTTCATTGGAAATCACGTACCTTAAGTTTCCACATTACCGGATCACCGTTCCGGAACAACACGAGAGGGTGACTGCAAGCGACAATACCCTCAGCAATCTTTGGTTGATCTGCAACAATACTAGCGGGATTGGTTTTTACAAGATCTGATGCTTCTTTCCAACTCATAATACCGAGAACGGGGACAACGGGGATATTCAGTTTCTCAGCGATGTCCTCCACCGATTCACGGTTAAGCCACCACCCATCTGCCCATACACCAAAGAGGATGAATCCGGCATCATCGCGGTACAATCCGCCGCCCTTCTGGATCTTTGCACCATATCCTTCTCCATAGAGAATCATCTTTTTGGGTAATGGATCAAGATTAGATTCAAAGTGGTTCGCATTGAACATCTCTTCAAGCGCGGCTACAAGGTGTGCTGGGATCTGCGCTTCATCGGCTCTCCCATCAAACCTTACCGTTCCGCCCTCATACTTTACCCGAATGTTCGTCCCGTCTATCTTCTCAGTGATAAGCCAGTTCTTGATGTTGGCAAATTCATCCTTTGAGAAATCGCCTTCTATAATCCTGAATTTGTTATTCTCATCGCGTTTCCAAAGAGTTTGTAATTTAGGGTATTTCATGGTTGTTTTCTCTCCTGTAACAATACTTTCATGTGGAAGCCCTTAATGCCTCCTGTCTCTTCCATCCGCGTTCAATTTTTTTCCCGCGATTGCAGTTCCCGAACTTCTTTTCATGGGCAATTCGGCAATCGTTATTACAAAAAAGATTGCCGGATTTACTGCGGGCGATCTGGCTTTCCTTGCGCTCAATCTCTTCCCCGCAGAACGAACATGGTACCCTGACCTTCATAGGATCAGACCCGCGATGAAGATTATCAATCCGACCACGAATGCAAGGAATCCCAGTACGATCAGCCGATAGAGGATATGATCCAGCCGAGTGGTCTCTTTCTTGATAGTCAGCAGCATTGCGGCAACCGAGCAGGCAATCAGGATCAGGCCGGCAATACCGACCATGAATCCTGCGGTAATGATAATGTTTGATGACATGATCACTTCACATCCTTGTCAAGTCTCGTCAACCGGATCGTGACCGTTCCCTCTTCAAACGACGTTTCGATTTGACCGACGCGTTTACCGGATACCAGAATGAAGTCTCGGTATGTCGTGGCGCCAGTTGGGGATGCCGTTTCAAGACTGATGTAGTCCTGAATGATTTCAAGCAGCATTTTATCCTGTGCATCTGCCATCATCCGAGCGACACCTGAACACAGGCGTTCCCCAGAGTTAATAATCGTGCTGTCAACAACAGGAACAATCCTGTTCTCAACGATTTTGAATTTGACCATTCTAGTCCTCCGTTAAGTTCTTTTGATTTTCTGTAATCCTGACCGGCCGCCATAAGGTAGCATGGGGTGAGAAAATCCGCATGAATTTCTGTTCATGTGGGCCGAAGTAATGAAATACGGGAGTAAATGTGGCAACCTCTCCGGTACTGTGATGGTTCAGATCGTCACCGGATAAGAATGAGATTCTGCCGTTCGGGACAGCTGATACCCGGTACTCTGGAATATTGATGAGTGTCCGGGTTGCCTGCGTTTCCAGAGCACATTTCCAGCATATGATCGCTTCCGTGCAGTTCCCCTTAGCGAACTCATCTCTCAGCTTCGTGAACCACCTGCCCACTCCACGACCGAACGGCGGGTTGTTGTAGACCGTGCCGATCCACGGTTTCGTCAGGCCATTATCAAGTTTGGTGTAATGGGTGCCAGCGGGGATCCTTTTCTCCAGATCAGAGGACGGATCAACGTCAATCCGGCCCATCACCATAATGGCCCGCTGCCACCATTCCCGAGGTGTATACTGTTCTTCCGTCTTAGATGATTTCGAGAAATCAGCTGCGCCTTTTGACATGCTTATCTCCTTCTATCTGCCAGAGCCATTTCAGCCCGGCAGTAATCGTTTTACGTAAACTTGGATTAACGTGATCAAGGGGATTCCAGTTAAATAGTGTGTGATAAACTGAACGAGATCCACCGTCTTTTCGGCAGGTAAACGGAGCCCAGTATGGCAAACCATCAATTACTTTGAAACACTGAGAACAGATTTTTGAATTGTTATGATACTTGCTATGCTTTTCGTGATAATCCGGATCGCCTCCATAAGGCCGGTAACCCTGACAAAGAAAGAAAAGATGTGAATTGACATACTCACCGTTTATGAAGCGGATCTTTACCGGCAATGCTGGTTTTTGAGAATGGGTACCTGAATTTTTAGAGGCAGTTTTTCCATCTGGTAATGTAAGATATGGATTTATAACCGGTCTGCCGGTCATGTCGTTAAGTATGTCCGGATCCTCTAAAGGGAGTTGGGTCTGCTGGCTCCGATAGCGTTCACCATCTTCAAAGCCGCCCATAATCATCACTCGGATATTCAAGGTACTGCTTGTGCTCCGTCTCGCCCGGGATCCAGATATGGGGTTCCTTGACAAGCCGTTCCCCATCATGCATCTGTTTCAGGAAGACCGGAATACCCATCTGTTTTCCCTGATGAACGAGATCCTGCACGTACTTGAACGGGATCACGCGCTGCTTTGGGCCGGACTCTCCTCCGATGATAATCCAGTCCAGCCATTCCGCGTATGCTGACAGATCCACGGGGCCGAGCATGGGTTCAACTGAGACAAACCGGATCCTTGCGGGGATTTCTTTCAGGATTGATAATCGCTTATCCGCCATCTCCTGATTCTCTGCTGTGACCCCGAGCCAGACGTTAGGCATATTTGCAGGAATAAACACCCGGTTCTGATCGAAGAAGTTAAACATATTTTCGGGTCGTTTGGTCAGGATCAAGTAGGTATGGCGTGGAGTGGCGGATACAACATTTTGAAAGAAGTGTTGAAGTGTTTCATTTGGCATTTCTGGATGAAACGTATCACTTACAGAATTCACGAATATCCGCCGAGGTTTATTCCACTTCAGAGGTTCATATATGACAGCTTCATGCACCGTAAACTTCGTGCCGTTCTTGTACTTCTCCTGTCCCATTGCTTGCAGGCGGGGGATCGTGCGATCCATCGCGTAACAGTTGGCGCAACCGGGCGAGCATTTGTTACAGCCGGTCGCAAAGTTCAGCGAGGCTTGCGCCCACGGGATTGATGTGTTGTCAGACATTTTTCACATCCGTTCTCATTGTGATCTCGTACCGGCCCATAAAGATGAACTTGCCGTCAATCGGGCCTTGATGAATCCTCCTCCAGAAATGATCGTTTCCGCAGGTGCAACGAAATACTCCGCTTTTGGATTCTGTAGGGTGATTTTGGATCGGCTTGCCACAATACGGGCAATGATAATCACCTTGCATTATCCATCTCCGTATTTTGTTTATTATTCAGATCAGATAGTGCATCTTCAGGAGTTACGAAATGATCCAGGGGATTATTCACCCAATCTTTGACCCATCGGCGAGACGTACCACCTGCGGGTTTTTCAAATCCGTTTCTTTTTAAATAAGTCGTAATCACTTGCCGATCAAGACCTGTTGCCTTGATGAGATCATCCGTATAGACTGCCCCGCACTTGTCAGTGTGCTTCATTACGGCTTTTCGGATAGTCTCATCCCGATCAAGGATTACCCGGAGTTTACGTTTGATAATGTCCCGGTCGCCGTTACGTGCTTTCGTCAGGGCTGATCGTTCATGAGCCGTTAATTCCTTTTCAGGATCGAATTTTTCTTTTGTTGTTTTTAGGGGAGCAAGAGGGTTCGGATAGTCCCACTCACCAGTTTCCGGATCGTAATGCTCGTCACATTCTCCCAAAAAGGTACAAAGATGGGGACCGGCGATGCATTGTTCTTCCCGATACATCCCGATCCGTTCATGACAGGTGTTATTATATTTCGGATTGACACGCATACACGTCACAACCTCTTGATTCCTGCTTTGTGCATCTGAAGGATCGTATCCACAACCTCCGCATCCTCTTTGGGGAGTTGCCGCGTATCCAGCAGATAGAGCTGGCGTTGCTGTTTGTTGGTCAGCTTCCGGTAGTTCTGATCAGTCAGCATGGCCCGCGCTACATCCTCGCACATCTCGTACTGGGAGTTTTGTTCCAGCAGGCTCCGGTCACGAGAATACTGGGCGTCACCGGGCGTATCGTAGAACACATACAGCCGGTCAAAGCTGATAAACTCATCATGGCCTTCCAGCCGTTCGGGTTTCCCATGAGCGCAGATATGCTTGGAGTTGATCTTGATGCCGGGGTTCTGCCGGTGCCAGTTATCGAACGCCTCTTCTCCGTATTCAGGGCGGGCGATCGTGAAGATCTTCAACTTCATCCTGCAACACCTCCGAGAGTGACCCACGTTTCCTTATCACAATTCATCCGCGCTGGGCATCGGCGGCATTTTGTGATCGAAGCGTTCTGATAGGTTGTGGGGAATCCTTCCCTTGTGGTCGTGGTCATGCAGTTTTTCATTACCTGATTGCATAGATGCCGGTTTGAACAGGGTCGGTCAAGACAGTATTGACAGGGTTGCGAAGAAATATTCGGCGAAGTCATAGGCGGAACCCCCTTGGACATAGCCCCTCGCGACAGTTGTGGAGACAGTCAAAGGTTGCCCCGATGTTTCGTTTGCCTCGATTCTTCGCATGATTCATCCAGATCGAACAATACCGGGCACCCTCGCCCTCCATATATGCGTCGTCTTCATTGTGCTCGCAGTCAAAACAGGTGTGAATCATTATGACCTCCCCGGGAACTGGTTTTCGTGAATGCGGAGTTTCATTTCTTTGGCCGCCCGCGTGGTTTCTTGCCTTCAAGCACCTTCTCCAGCTCAACGATATGCTGTCCTTGCAGAGTTGCTGCCTTTCTGAGCTGTACCAGTTCAGCTGCTTGTTTGTTGCTGCATTCCTGGGCAACATCGTTAGTCTGCTTCAATGCAATGAGGGCTTTGTTGGTATCAGCCGCAACCTGCGAGAGTTCAGCAGAGAAGTTCTTGTGAGCCTGTTCGTTCTCGGTCACCAGTTGCCGGATATGGGAATGATAATCTTCCCGCTGATCCTTAATCTCTTTTTCGAGATTTGTAAGGCGGGAATTGACATTATGGGCATAGTTCTCGATCTTGAGTTCTTCAAGTTCAGTCAACCGACAATTCTGATCTTGCTGTGCTTTCCCTTCGAGTGAGAGCCGATTATCCAGATTGGATATGGTCTCTTGCATCAGTTCAACCGCCCGCATCGTGTTTAGGTGCGAGTCGAACAGGAACTTGTTATAAACCTGTTGATTCTTCGGGATCTTCCCTTTCAGTTTTTTCTTATCTTTTTTCATCCTTTGTCACCCCATTGATCTTCTGTGTGATCGTGTCGTAGATGTCCCATGCCTGCCGGTAACAGGTCTCGCGGTCTGCGGGTTTGGTAGATAGAGCCAGACTGACGCATTCCAGCCGGTTCTTGAACTCAACCTGATCGGCGATCCGCTTGGCTGCCATAAGGTCAAGGATCGTCTTTGATTTCCAATACGTGTCATAGTTGTAGACCATTGCCAGCAGTTCGTCCGGTGTCGGGAACTCTCCGCGTTCAACCGGCCCTTTCTGTCTTGTAGGATCTTCACCGATACTGGCGATCTTCCGCACAAATGCATCCCATAATTCCGGCTCGTGGTGTTTTATTGCTTCAAACACTCGCTGATCTGTATTGGCAAGATCCGTGAACAGTTCTTTGACTGATGGGTCTGCTGTAGATTGGCCTTGCGCGGGCGCTCCTGTGGTTTGCGGGGCGGTTCCGGTACTTGTTGGGGGATTGGTGGTGCTGGACGAACCGGGCGCTTCTATTGCCCGTTCCTGCTTGACTTCCGTACCTGTCCTGAACGGAGATTTGATTTCTCCTTTCGTTGGATCAGATAGATCCTGCGCCCATCCCGGACGCTGGACGGCTTTCGCGCCCTGCCGGATGAACCCTTTGTCATCAACCGAGAATTCCAGCCACACATCAGGATGGTTTTCAGCCGGTAACAAATGCCCGGCTGTCTGCCAGTTCTTCAGCACGTCTGCCGTAATCGCGTAACTGTGCTCTTTTCCATCTTTCAGTAAGAGCACGGCCTGATTCCCAGCATACATTATCAGTTTGCCGATCTGGGTTGGTAATTTCTCCGTAGAGGGAATATTCACGCCATCTTTACAGTGATGATCCGTACCATCAATGTTCAACGGAATATTCTTACTGGCACGTTTTGTCCATGTGATCGGTGTGTGACAATACTTGCATTCAGTCATTAGTCAATCACCACGAGAATACGGGCCGGCCCATCTCCTGTATATGGGTGTGTTCCTGCACTGTTCTTTGCACTTGCATACAAGCACCATCCGTCATCAGGGGATGGACACGAATATTCAGTGACGCCCTCACGCTTGGCAAGTTCATCGACAAGATCCTTAGTGGAGATACCGGTCGGGATTGACTGCAACCCCTCCGCTACATGTTCTGCTGATTTGCTCATCCTTGTTCACCTTTTGATAGAGCTGCTGTGGTACTCCGCTTCTTCTTGACTTCCCATGTCACGGAGACCCGATGGGGGAAACAGATTTCATCGATCTCCGCTTCACTCATCAGGGCTTGTAGGGTCTTGATCCGGATCGGAGGATTAGATGTCTTGAGAGCATCAATCTGGTTCTGAATCTTCTCTGTCGCATTGGCGATTTCGATTGATCGGGCAGCCTCATAGATCGTGGGTTTCTTTTCCTTCAGGAGATCCTTGTTGACCTCGCGGGGCAGGTTCCGTTCTTTCTTGGTGATGTAGATGCCGGTCGATTCGTCCTTGTAGACTTCCAGCGTGACGGCACGATCCAGTAGCTCTTGCCGGGTTTCGCGGGCCAGCGCAAGAGCAGATTCAAGGTTGGCGATCAGGTGATCGATCTCATAGATCCGAGTTGGCAGGGTATCATCTTCCGGTACCCTCACCAGTTGTTCCGGTGGCAGCGGGTTATCCGCGAGACTGCGCTGTTCATCCCTTGCGTCCATTATCTCCATGCCTCCCCTCGGTGAATCAATGACAGGGCACGGTCAATCTGCTCGGTCATCCGGTCATCCTTTACTACCTGCTCCATCACGGGATTTGTGATGATTTTTTTCATGTCGATGAGGATGACACTCACTGCTCCCCGCATCTGGTTCAGTTCAGAAAGCGTTACATCTTTTTGATTGAGGTGGTTGTCTAATATTTCATCTATGTCCATGACTATCTCCTCGGGATATTGAGCTGCTTGGCGGCGTCATCTAGTGATATGAACTGGCCGGTCTTTTCGATCCGTTCCATATCCCGCAGGAGATCGCGCTTTCCGGATCCGGTGATTGTCATTACGGGGATTGGACCAAACGGAGTGCTGATGGATTCCTGCCGTACCTGCGCTCCGGCTGAAGAGATCGCCTTACGCAGAATCTCTTCTAAGTTCGGGGATTTCAGGATCTTCGCGGCCCTGGACCGGCTCTTTCTGCGTTCTTCCTGTGCCTTGATCCGCTGGACTTCCTGATAGTTCTCGCAGATCTCGATGTTCACATAGGTACCGGAGAACCAGACTCGCGTATCCGGCTCCATCATGGCCTGCTGGATCAGATCCTGCATTTCATCCTGAGATGAATACAGTTCTGCTCCCAGAATATCGGTGGATTCTGGGATGGTTCCATGGTACCGGAACTTCGCCCACCGGATGCCATGCTTTGTGTTGATCCGGAACCAGACGCGCGTACCCAGATCAAGATTGTGCTCTTTTTCATTCGTGACGCGGGCGGGCTTGGCGTTATCAGCCGGCTTGATGACCCGGCGGACGGTGTTGATCACGACATGGTCAAGATTCGATGCCTCAAACTTCATTCCATTCTTTTCAAATTTCATGATTTCAAAACCTCCCTGCTTCCTTCATGATGTTGATATGTTCGACAGTCTTCAGATAATCCCGTTCAAGAGTACGGTAACGCTCAAATGTATGCTCGATGAACTTCTTCAGTAATCCCTCATAGGGGGGATGGGTTGTCGAAACTGCAAGCATGATCCGGTCTTCTTGGATTGTCAATTTCCAGCGCGATAATGTAATCGTGCCGTTCCAATTTGCGTCAGGGATATTTCCCAAGTGCAGATCGACCCGATAGTACCCATCGGATCCGTTGATTTCATACAGCGCCGGCTTGAGCGCCACATCCATCAGGATCTCGGCTTCTTTCTGCTCAACAGCATACGGATGCGTATCCGATACGGTCAATTCTAATGATACCATTTGGTTTTTCACTCTCCTAAAAGATTTCTCGCTCCGCCATACCTGACAAAGCGGATAGGGCCGGGCAGAGTCGAACTGCCCCCGCAGGATCCAAAATCCTGCATCCTTAGACCGGTAGACTACGGCCCTGAATGATTTCCTCCCCAGATGAGTTTGTTAAGGTAGTTTACCGGGGAGTGTTCTGAATGCGATACGGAACACGGCTATACAGGTTTGTAGGCTGTTACAGCCGTAAAAGAGTTGGTGAGTGAGAGGGTTTTGGCTCACCTACTCCGGAGGGGCGGCTTCATCAGCCGGCTTCTCCTTGCCCTTGGCTTTCTTCTCTTCCTTGAGTTTCTGGCCGAGGGACTTGTTGGCATCGTCCGCCGCCTTCTTGGCGTCGTCGCTGCCGGTTGCGAGGGTCTTCTGCTTGGTGTCAGGATAGATGTAGTACTTCTTCACGTATCCCAACACGTCATCCCAGAACTGAGGGCTACCCGGTTCATGAGGGCTTTTGAAGTCCTTGACGGGAATGGTTTTGCTTTCCGTTTCCCCGGACTCACGTTTTACCGAAAGGGTCACCTTGACCCCGACTTCATGAGGCATGTGTGTGATCTCTCCTTTTTAGGGACTGTGCAATAGATTGCCGGGGGAATCCCCATGAGGTGCAAGGATCCCCGGACAAATCTGGAGGTATGGCATTTTCAGGCTCAATCCCGCCGGTGTCCAACCCGGCTGAATATCATCGCCCATCACGTCATACCATCATTTTTAAAGTACCGGCAGTCGCGTTCTCCCTCATCGATTTTTCTAATATAGTCATAGTGGAGATTTCTCGCTTGACAAAACGGGGCATCAATATATTGAGTCCCTAATTTATCAGGAACGAAACATGCCTCCGGTTTCATTATCAGGTTATCGCACATCTTGCATTTCCCTGTTGGAACTAAAGATACGATTGCCATTACCCCACCTTCTGCCAGTTTGTATGTCCATCCATGTGGGGGAATTCACTATAAATCTGTCTGATCTTCGGGGGATGCCGATTGCCAACCTTCCGGATCGTCCGATCACAGGAACAACCGGGACAGATGTTACAGACGAAATGGTATTCCATGATGCCGGATTCTGCCCGGATTAGGGTTTCAACTAGCTTCCATGATTTTAGTTGTTCCTCTGATATGACCTCTTGGATGTGTGTCACGGATGCTGACAAGGAGACCTCATACAATTCCTGTAATCTCCTTTGTTCCTGATAGTACTTCATTTCGGCAATTGCGAAATCGTGATCACTCATTGTACCGTCGTTATGCAGTGCCATTACTTTGTCATCCTCTTGGCGGCTTCATCCAGCAACCCGCAGACCGTTTCCATCGCGCCTTTCAGGACAAGAAGTTCCTCAATTGTCATTACCTCAACGGTGCTGCGTTTGGTTTTGTTGTCGTAAATATCGTGAGCCAGCGATTGGATCTTTGCTCTGGTTTGCTGTAATTGCCACTTGGATTCATTTTCTGGTGTAGACGGATATAGTTTCCAAGTAGTCCACGAATCGATCTGATGTGCCAGGGTGTGGCGTGGATACGATGTGTTGTTTGTTCCGACATAGATATGTGTCTTGCTTACCTTCGATACTTTGGTTTTTGAGAGTGAGGAACAGAATCCACCACTCTCAAACACCACATCACCAGGCTTGAGATTGTTCGCCCACTGGTGATGTTCTGGGATTTCCCTTGTTGCCATTACTTTTCCTCCCTTAAACTGAATCTGTTCTTCTGCAGTTCCGTGCCTGCGCAGGTGTGCTATTACGTTCCATCAGTTCTATTAGATCCGCGAGGGTATTTTTATCAATGTTCTCGATCCCATCAAGTACCTGCACTTTCGGCGGGCTCTTGCACTCAAGATTGCACTCTTTACAGATCCATTTCTCTTTTTCACTCATGCTCTCCCTCCCTTCAAATAAGGCGTCTTCCTACCGTACCGGCACCTGCCAGTCCGGATCACTTCTTCGCACTTCAGACACTCTTTCCCGAATCCGCCATGCACATCATAGCAGATCCCAGCTCCGGCACCGGGGTTCATCTCATCCTCAGTGTACCGGATGCACTTAGTTGGTGTTGCCATACTCTCTCACTCCATTGAAATTTTCATCGTTAAATCCCTGAAATTTGCAACCGGGATTCCTTCGATCATCAACGTTCCATAAGGAGATGAGATTGGATCTTGTTCAGGCCGGGTAATTATGCCCCATTCAAACCGGCCAATCCATTTCCTCATCTCGGCTGCGAAGTCGCTGCCATGCCCACTGATTTTAAGGTGTACACATTCGTGAAGATTACCCCCTCAATGTCATGGCCGCTTTTCTTGATCTTCGGTATGTCCAGCACAATAACATTGTGCTGGAATGACCTCATGCCGTACCGCTTCAGCTTCCATATGCCGGGGTGACATGTGCCGAGCAGCCTGCGGGGTAGCACATGGAAGATCACATAGCACTTCTTGCCAGCGATCTTGAACGCCCATGCTTTACAGCGCCGCGTGATGTCGCGTTCCTCCTGTGTACGTGCTTGAGGCATTACATCACCCGGTTCCCTTCATATCATAAGGGCATTGTGTCAGGTCTGGTTCGCCCGGGCATTCGTCGCCTTTCCGTTCAGGACATTTCAAACAGAGACATTTCCGGCATTGCTTTTCTGTGCCGGGACATTTGTTACATCCTAGTGCCATAGTTTCCCTCCAAAAAGATTATGCGCTTTCCGACACATCCTCGATTTTTTCATTGAGCAATACAACTCTCTGGAATAGTTCAACTATTCCCATTTCGTTTGCTTCTGCTTCTGACATTATGCCCCCATGATGTGCGCCCTGATCACGGCAGATTCATAGATCTTCCGAAGTTTCACCTGCTGTTCTGTCCACCTACGAGCGGCTGCGTTGGCATCGATGATAATCTCTGATGCTTTGATCAATGTCTGCGCTTCCGTCTCAGTGATCCTTGCCTTCATGAATAATTCCATCTTTTTCACCTCATTACTTTGGACATTCTACATGCTGACATCTGAGTTTCTTTGATCCGCTTATCGTGACATCCTCATACACTTCGCCCTCTTAGAAGAGCTTATGACATCGGATGCACCGGGCTTTCCCATAGACTTCTGTCCATGTCGGCCCTAAGGGATGTTTTGCCTTGAATACTGCCCGCGTTGGGATCCTCCGGTAAATGTTGTGCCGGACCTGCGGGATTTGAGAGACTGCTTTTTTGGACATGCTGTTCCCTCGTTTTTGCCATACCCCTTACGGGGCAATTCCCCTCTGCCGGAACCTGAACCGGCCTGAGGGGCAACGTCATATCGCTATACTCCGGCAGCCTTACAATGAAGTGCCGCCATCATCAAACGTCGTTGTGGTTCGCATTCCTGCGATCTGATACCCCTTGTGCTCCGACCATCTCTCTCCCTGCAACCGCCTGAACGAATTGTGGGGCTTCCGGCCCGTGGAAAAGAAGACTTCTATAAAAGACCCGTGCTGTCGGGGTGATTTTGCCAACTTCAGGTCATCGGGTAAGGCCTCCATCCGCCTCCGGAGGCCGGGCCCTGATCTCGGGAGGGCTGGTTTGTTCCCTGCTCCCCCGCTACAATTCTATTTATGTTTTAATCCTATTTATATTTTATTAATCGTGTTTGTTACAGTCTGGAAAAAAAGGATTGTCAAATCTGCACAACCTCTTTAATCGGCTTGATCAGGCCGGCTGCATTCCCGATCAGCTCAGCGTCCGTGTATTTGGCCTGCGCTTGCCGGACGTATTCGATGGCCTCCGCCCGTTTCGCGTTCCCGACAAACCGGCGGCTAAAATCAAATTCATATACGCGGAGTTTTTCATTCCCCGGTACCTGAGGAACACGATAGCAGGACACCGAGAAATCGACTTTCCCCGCTCCATAATCGTGCCCTTTCGTAAACTCAATATACCGCTTGAACTGCGTCCGTGAGATAACCGAGAGCTGGAAGACCGCTTCAACAACGAACTTCTCAATATCCGCTATATCCCGGCGGGCATATCCGATCTCGCGCTGAAGCCGGTCTGCGTCGAACTCATCCTTGAGCTTGGCGCGAGCGTGTTCTCCGTAGTTGTCAAAAATAGTGGTCATCTCCGACATTCCTGCAATTTCTTTCCATTTACTGATACTTTGATGCCACGAGAGTATTCAGAAAATGATGTGGACCAGAATAATTCAGGCCGGTTTGCCCATCTTGCCAATGCCCGGATTTGGGGGGTTCGTTTATATGGCATAACAAACGCCTGAACACCCATATCTTTGAGTTTTTGAGCACGATAAACATCTTCTTCAAATGTCGTGTTGAATCCAGAAAGAACGTAAAATGACAGAATGTGGGAAGCTTTTGTAAACCCCGCTTTTAATAACATGTCAATTCCTTTCATGACGGCAGATTCATCTTTGGGATTGTCCCATGCAAAATGTATTTTTCCCGCATGTCGTACAGCCTTCAGGCACTTCGCTTTTCCCTCTGTCAATAACCGGATATCCCATCCTTGGGGTGAGAGCATCTTGATCTTGTTCTCAATAAACCAATGGAATACCTCTGCTTGCCAGTGTGGCGGGGCTGCAAAGAGGTTGTTATCCATGATCATACAGGTATCAAACCGCGAATCGTGGAACTCTGCGGGGTGCTGCCATTCCTGAATTGTGCCTTCTTTTTCAGGCACGATACAAAACGGGCATTTCCGAATGCATCCCCGCGTTGTGTACCCTTGCGAGTACTGAGATGAGTATAGATCATAATCGGGCTTGATCATCTCGATCTCCTCCGGCAATGTTTTTGAGAGTGAGATCCCCGATCCCCCGATATCGATTTCGGCATCCGGGTAATATGTCGAAACACCACGGGCCTGTCCGGCGTTCTTCGTGAAGACACAGGAGATATAGACTTTATCCGGGTTCTGAACGGCGAATCCTACATTATCCCCCTGTGCCTTGTACCATGCACTGATTTTCATCAGGGCAAGATTAGGGATATTGCTGTCGATATCAACAAGAAGGACGTTCACCATGGTTTCTCCGCGAGCGTGTACCTTATAATCCGCTTTGTTACCGCCGTGCCAATAACCTTCTTCTGATCGACCAGATCCGCCAGATACGTCCGGACGGTCACGTCATTGATCTCGAGCGCCTGATGGATACTATAGGCGTTCTGGCCGTCCGGGTGCTTCCGGAGATGGTTGATAATCAGATCGTAAACTTCGGGCTTATCCCGGTGTCCGGTTTTGCGGCTCATCGTGCCACCCCTTTAATTCTCCACCGATGCCCCGCAAATCCTTCAAAGGTAATCCATCCTTCCTCGCCTGCAATAATCCCGCCATACCGGCAATCAAAACCACAACTGAAATCTTTTCCATCTACTGAGAAGAAGGCAGAATCTTTACCGTTTGGTTTAAGGGTAATATCAGTTATTTCCGTCTCAACAAGATTACCATCTTCATCTGCATTCTGGAATTCCTGAAGAATCCCCCCGATATATTCGTGTTTACGATCCACGAACTGAGACCATAGGGGATATTGTTTTCCGTTAATGATCATTTTCCCCATCTCCGTTTAGTCGTTCGGCTTTGGCTGCAAACTCCCACCTACATTTAGTGTTACAATATCTGGGTGTTGTGGCATTTTTATAGAACCCCCTTTGAAAAACCTTCCCGCAGTTTATACAGGTATACGAAAAGAGTTTCTGTTTTACTTTTCTCCTATCAGCAAAATATTGTGCTTTGCATTCCATTGAACAAAATTGTGGCGTTGGATAACTTGGACCTACTCTGTGCTCAAATTCCTCGCCGCAGTGTTTGCATGTTTGCGTTACAACTTTCATTATATCTTCACATCCCGCCCCGTCATTTCCCATCTCCCAGCATGAACACGTTTTTCCCGCTTGTGCTTGACGACACTTTTCAGATATTACATAGTTTTTACGGATTCTTTTCATCGCTATACTAATTGATTTTTTATGGCTTTCAGTAAGTGGAACGTTTTTATGACTTGCAGACATTTTTTGTCGTGTTTGTTCTGCTTTTATGGGATCTTTTGGTAATGGCATGATTGCGTGTTAATTTTTATAATCGAACAGGATCCTTACGACCGGCGCGTCCTCCTTGCATTTGTTCAGCTCCATAAACATCTCGACGAACTCAACCGGCGATAGATCGGGGAATCCTTCAAGAGTCGTTTCGGGGATGCCGGGGCATTCATTAATCCCGCAGCAAAATCCTAAGTTTGCTCCACTTCCACAACGATATTCAGCAACGTTTTGATGGAGGAACGGGCAGCATTGGCGAGCGTTTAAAAATATCTCTTGTGGTGCCTTTCTCATAGGTCTTCGGATAATCTCATCCAGCGGTTCCGGCGTGGCATCAAGCACTACGATCTCCGTAATGCGTTTTACCTTCTCACCTTTCTTCAAACCCTGTCCTTTCTCAATACCCATCAGGTGCTCGTCCGGCTTGAGGTTCTGCCAGATACTCCGTTTTCCGGGATGAATGAGCCGACGGGTAACGTGCTTCTGCCGGTTCCGGACTTGCTCGGTGGTTGCGCTGAAGCTGATGTTTCTCATGTATTGCTCCTTGAGACGCTACTAAGTATCCCTGCGACAAACATTCCGATACACCCAATGATCCAGCCTGAATCAAATATATGTTGTCCGACAACATACCCAGATAGGTACGCAACCGCAATAGCGAGACACCCGATCCAGAATCCTTTTGAGGGCCATTCAGACATCAGTTCACCCGCCATTCATCCCAGACAATGATAAAGGGCGTCCATACTTCCCCAAACCAGACGAGTTCAACCTGAACATCTATATACTTGTTTGCTGCATCGTCCATAATTCCCTTTATTGTGGGGAATCCGGGGAGGTTGATCTCTGTCTTGACTTCCGGGATTACGGGCGTGACCGTTACTGTGCCTCCAAAACCAATAGTGGGCAGTTGATCTTTCCGGAACAGGACATTGCCATCCTTGTCTAACCATTCAATAATCAATCTCATGTTACTCTCCTGTAACAAAGAATTACGTTTTATTGTTATTTATATTTTAAGAGTCCGGGATTAGTGGCCGGTGCTTTCTTGCAATATTCTTTACGCGGGAATGCTCAATCTTGTGACATTTCCCACAGAGCGTAATAAGATTTTCAAGCCGGTTGTTGCCGCCGTCTTTAATCGGTTTGATGTGATGGCAGTTCAGCACGTAATCTGTGGGTTGATAATGCGGATTGTTGCGCTCTGATAGCCGCGCCTGTTCTAGCTGATCGCGATCTTTCTTGCACTCTGGATTCTGGCAGGTGAAATTATCCCTCTTGAAACACTCAAAAGATATTGTTTGCCAGAATGAGGTTGGCCGGACCCCGCACGCATTCCTTTCCTTTTCAATTATCAATCCGTTTCTTGCATCCCATTTTTTTGCATTGCATTTCGGGCAACAGGTCGTGATCCCTCTTGACACGCGGCCCGGGGGAATGCCAGACCCGCAAATATCGCAGAGTTCAAACGAGAGATCCTTATGCCGGATTATTGGCCTCGTAACCCGGCACTCCATAAATGAGACAAAATCCTTTGTCTTTTCTAATTCTTTCCTTTTCGCATCTGTAGCTTCAAAATCAATTTCCCGGGATTGGTACGGGATGCTGATCCCGAAAATAATTTTGGTCACTTCCCGCACCACTCGTAATGTCCGTTCTGCCCGCGATCAATAATATCCCCTGCCTGTTCTGCACCGTTCAGTGCCGCAAGAATCGAATGTTCGTTGTTGAATGATCGTTCGGCCATCTTTGCCAAAAGTAACGCCTGTGAGCATTTCGGGTTATTCTGGATGATTTTACGCATCGCCCCGAGCATGTTGATCTTCTGCTGAGACGTTCCCTGTCCGACACGCCCTAGATCGACCTTGCCGGTCTGAGGATCTGTTGCTACATTTTTCATGCAGTTATCAAACAGCGTTACAGCGATCTCAGCATCTTTCAGCGTGACTTCCGGAGATAGTCGCATCCGAGCTGACGCCTCAGCTAACCGTACTAAGGCTTCCTGTTGCCGCATGGTTGTCTGAGAGGGTTGATTCGGCTGAGTCTGCCCGCGTAATTCGATGTAATGATTCGTCAGGTATTCCCGGACTTGCGGGTTCATGATCGGGATGATCTTTTTACTGTACGCGATATACTGTTTCAGGAGAACGGGAGGGATTACCGGCGTAACGGCTGAAATATCTTCTTCTGATACGCGATCCAGTTTCCCCGCCGCTCGGCACTCTGCAATATACCGATTCTGTAAGACGTGCCGACTTTTTCGTTCGTCTTCTGTGGGTTCCGGCGTATCAGTCATCACGTAGAATAGATCAATGCGTGATAAAAGCGCGGGAGGGAGATTAATCTGATCAACAAAATCAACGAATGGGTCAAACCGTTCATATTTCGGGTTACCAGCAAGGATCAGGGAATCCCGTGCCGGCATGATCCGCACTTGCCCAGCTTTAGAGATAGTCGCCTCTCCATCCTCAGCAACACCTAATACACACGCCCATAACTCTTTATTTCCTTTATCAATTTCATCAATCGCGGCAGTACCACGATCAGCTAACGGCAACACACCGGCTTCTATCACCCAACGGCCATCTTCATCCCGCGTTGTCACACCAATTAGTCCGGCGGCGGATGATGAGACGGCTGAGACGTATATTCCTCTTGGCGATAATTTTACGACATACTTTATCATTTTGGTTTTCGCCATACCCGGATCTGATAGAATCAGGATATGAATTTCGGAGCGGTTCCTTGATCCATCTGTGTTAACCGAATTTACGCCGCCGAACATCTGAAGTGCAAAACCTTGTTTAATATTATGATACCCGTAAATTGACGTGGCAATTGATGATGCTACAATATCCAGAGCGTTCCCAGACTTAGCGATCTTCGTGAACGCTTCTATTGCTTCATCGGTAATTTCAACTTCGGCGAAATCTCGTTCCTCTGCTTCAATGGATGATAATTCAAGGTAAAGATCAAACACCGTGGACTTCTCGCCCTTGATGACCCGTTGAATTGACCGGACAATTCCGTTCAGGGTGGCACGGTCACCGGGGAATAATGTATCACAAATATCATCCAGCACTACCACGTCAATCGTCTGCGGTTGCTGGCCGGCCCGTAAGCCTTCGCTATTCTCCTGCACCCGAAGCTTCTGCTGATTGATAAACTTGGATCTCTTTGGCATCAATTCCAGCCGTTTGAAATTACAGCCGTCAGTTGCGCAGCCATCCGGTTCATTGAACTTCCCGTATTTCTGCTGTTTCACGGTGAAATGACCGGCGGGACACCGGAATACGGCTTCACTAATCCGGGGCCGGACTTCTGATGCACGGATACAGATCGCATCAACTGATACAAATCTGTTGACATCGTCGTGCCGGAGTTCCCTGAGGGTAATCTTTTTTCTCAATCCCGTGAACCGGATATTAATGGCCTTAGGGGGTTTGCCGTCCTGCGGTTTCACCAGCTCGTTCCCGATCACGGCATCATAAATGTCCTCCATGACCTTGCCGGGATTTTCCACAACTTCATCTGCCATCGCCAACCCATCCTTGCCCCAGCGTTCGACAGATTTGTAATCGATATACAGGGATCGGGTATGCGGGTAATCCCGTGAGAGTTCCGCCAGCTGTTTCCGGCATTTCTGCTTGAGATAATCTCGCCATTGTCCGGTCTTATCTCCTGCGTGTAAATCTGCGTCTGTCAATCGGTCACCCCGAAACAAAGTTGTTTCTGACACGGATCAGCCTTGGCTTTTTCTACCCTGTCAACTTCTCGGAATATCTTCTGATTTTCAAGAGTGCCTAATTGCGTTCCGATTTCTGAAACATCCTTTTCGGTATCCTTCAATTTAATATTCCATGATGAGAGTTCGTCTTCAAGGCTGGATATGTGATCGCGGGCGTTCTGTCGTTCGTGAAGTGCTGATTTATATTCTGATTTCCATAATGATTTTTCCCGAGCAATCTCAATCTCCATGCCCTCAGGAGTGTTATAGTCCTTCCCACATCCAATACATGCCGGTGTAATCCGGCTATTGATCGGCATCCGAAAGTTTTCAGCGCCGCAATATGGGCATATCCATGTCATCCTCTCACCCCAAGGTGGAAAATAGTCCCATCTGAGTTATACCCGGAAAACTTACAGGAGAGTTCCTGACAACAATAGCAGGAGTGGGTGAGTTTGACGTTAGGGTGAATGCAGATGCAGAGAGTGTCCGGTTCGTTCTCGATTTTCTTTGCGTAATCGAGGATAAACTGTCTGAACTCTTCCGGCGTTCCTCCGTTCCAGTTCTCATTACGGTACTGGACAAACCGTACGTGCTGGTTGTATCCCACTCCGTCAACGCACCAAGAGAAAGTTCCGTGGCCTTCAATACGGTCGATAGAAACCCACTTGCGGAGGTGATCTGCTGTCTCTTTGTTCGTCATCTGGTGTTCTTTCATTTCTTCACATCCTTCTTTTTATCCTTGAGCCATTCCCGCACGATCGAGATCCCCGCTTGCGTTAGCTCAGTGCATTTCTTTTCCGGCATATACCGCGCTATCGGGCAGTCGGGCCGGTACTGGCACTCTTTACCGGCTTGATAATATGGGCAGGGGGATACCGGCGGCGTCAATCTTCCTCCCAATCATCACAAAGACCGCCTGGCGGAACCAACCCATATTTTTTGCAGTTGACCATGACATTGAACGTTCCTGCGATCTTGTTAGGGCCAACGAGATGCCCGTGCTCACAATTACAGCAACAATCTCCCCCATGTCTGAAATTGGGTGCCATCATCTCTGCTCACGCTCCTGTTGCTGCTGGAGAAATTCAATTAAACATCCATCGAACACAACTCTGGTATCCAAAACATTCCCATGATAGCAACCAATATGGGTCATTGCTAGAACGCATTCCATACACTGATCTTCGTTTGCCTCTTCGGGTGATTCCGCAGAACAATCAATATTATAAATAAATTGTTGCAGTAACCTTTCCCTCTCCTCTTTTGCTCCCTCTGCCTTTGCTGCTGCACGGATCGCGGCAAATTCTGATTGCGGGTGGGAACGGCGCATGTTGTTGGCGAGAATTTCAAAGATCGCCTTCTGCGCTGATGATTCTGAATTGCCACCAACAATGAAAACCAGATCCTTGATGCTTTGAACGTCGTATCTGGTCAATACACAACGGTCTTGCCGCTCCATCGCCATGTTCCCCTGCTGCTGGTCTTCTTCCTTCTTCTTCATCGTTGCCTCACCGCCGCCAACATCGGTACCTTCTTCAGCAAGGGCCGGAGGAGATTCAGATCGGTTGGAAATCCCTTCCGGGCGAAATGCTTGATCAGTCGGGCTTCCTCATCAGAATGATCCCGCCAGCCAGACACGTCCCCGAGAATATACGAGATAAAAGACGCCCGAATACCGGCATGTTCTGATTGGGGCCGAAAGGCATTGAGGCCCGCACAGAAATCTTCAAATTCAATCAGGATCTTTTGGTCCAGTTCCTCCTGTAACTTTTTCTCGCGGGTACGAACGTACTCTTCCTGTTCCAACCTCTGAAGAACAAGTTCGTTTGCCTCATCAATACTTTTCTCTTCCTGTAGATATCCGATAAGACCCTGCTGAATGGCGATCTTATCGAATTTCATCAGTTTTAACCGGCGCATAACTTCAAGTTTTAGCGCTCGTTCAACAATCGGGCCTTTCTTGAGCTTGAGTTTTTCGCAGATCTCGTTCAGATCCGGATCAATGCGGATAGAGGTGACCACTTTTGTTTTTTTAATCATGTCTGATCACTTCCATGATATTGTAACATAGCAAGTGACTGCACGCTGATTGCCTCTTCTTCAGTATCAAAACTTCCCAAAAATTTCCGTTTACCATTAAGTGGGATCGTGGCACTCCAAGGTTTTCTATAATAAATCCCCGGATGTACCCTCCCATTATATGGTTTTCTGACGTTGGGTTCCACACGATTTTGCATGTTTACTTTATGCGTCACAATTCGAAGATTCGATTTTTGATTGTTTAACCCATTATGATCGATGTGATCAACTTCCATTCCTTCTGGGGCATTCATTATAATACGATGCATTAAAATCTGTTTTCCGCGTAAATTTTTTACTGCATAATAGGTATTGCCAATCTTGTTGGCATACCATCTCATGTAACATAACCTTTCATAATCTTCGTCGTCAATCAATGCAACTTTTCCTTGGGATAGAGGCAGCGTTTTTGTCATAATGATACCTTGCGGTCTTATTGGCGAAACTATTATTAGCAGTCGAGAAAAATAGGTATGTGGCAACAAACCTTTTTTCTGATCTTCAATTTCGCTAACAATCCATTGGTCGATGTCTAATATAAAACTTATGGATTTGTGACCGTACTACAACGTAATACGCGTTTCAGACGTAAACCTCTCTTTTTTTATTATCAATTTATATACTATTATTTACACATGCAACAACACGATTTTACATCATGTTAAAAGTAATACGATGTATTACGTTTCACATTTCAGCCAACATGCTTTTTTAATCATGTAATAGCCGCGTTCCTGCACGCAAAAGGTCAATTTAATAGAGTTGCTTGTTTTGGGGAAGATCATTGAAAAGAGGGGCTGTGGCGTTCGTTTCTTAGCCCTTGTCACGGGGAGAGGATATTTACGAGGCGATTAAATGAAATCCAGTTGTGTGTACCCGGCATTGCTCCTTGGTCTATATAGGCGATACGCCTCTCCCGGACAAGGTAATGGCCATCCGGCGGTGTTCAGTGAACCGCAAATCCTTTCCCGTAGATCAGATGGCTGATTGAATGGTAGGTTTCTGGATTTGATAAACGTATCGAAAAAAAGAGAGGGTTAATAGAGATCATCGTAATCTGGGAACTTGCCCGTCTTACGGATCGTCTCAAGGCATTCCACCGTAATAGGTTTCCACGAGACTACGGAAGTGCCGAACCACTGCTTGAAGAAGTAGTGCTTAGCTCCGGTGACTTCGCCGAACTCTACCAGATAGATCCATGCCCCTGCTTCGATTGCATACCGGTACGTGGTCTTAGCTTCCGCCTCATCAACAGCTTTCAGGATCGATACTTTCAGAGACTCTGCCTGATCGGAAACCAGCCACTTGCGGGTTTCAGGATCCATCTTGCGGGCAGGGTCTACCTTAGACGTTTTAGGATAGAAGTACGTCCGGTTAGCTACCTTGTCCCATACTGCCGGCACGACCTTCTGGAAGACATACAGCAGACCCGTATAGACCAGCAGGTACTCCGCCCATACAGGGGAGAAGATAGTCTGCCAGTTGGCGATATTCTCAAGATTGATCGCTCCGATCTGAACCGCGAAGAATCCGACGATTACCGAGTAGACAACGGTTGCGAAGAACTTCGGCCAGTCCCATGCTTCGCCACTTGACATCCGAGCCGAGAAGTACCCAAGGATTCCGTATGCCAGTGCCATTACAATTGCCACGAAGAGTAGCAGGATGTAGTTTACGTCCATGTTTTTCTTATCTCCTTAATAGCGCTATCAAGGATTCAAGGAAATCCGTGAGGATCTCCCACCAGCTCTTGACCGGCTGGGGTGTTCCGACAGGTTCGAGTGTTAAGGAAAGATCCGTCACGCTGTCATCCACCTGTTTTGTCTGGCTCTGGTATCCGTCTGCTGATGCCGTGACCTGATAAGTCTTGCCGGTATCGAGTGAGAGTTTCTGCGGGGATTGTCCTACTGTAACACCATCAACTGCAATCTGGGCCGGCACGTTGGATGTAACCGTAACGACCCTGTGGATCTCCTTGCCGATCTCAACCTCTGAGGAATCCAGAACAACCATCCAGACGCTCTGATCAATTGAATGATTGAAATACCGCTTTGAGATCTTGCCAAACGTGCCGCAGAAATCTCCCCATGAATGGAGCAGATAAAGATAGTTCTGATCATACCCGACAAAGCAGAGCGCATGATATCCGGCAAGTTCGCCAGAGGGATCGGGGAATTCGCCGTCGCCGCCCTGCATGGAATCATAGTTCGAGAATACCGGGATGGCCCCGAGCACGAATCCCTTGGTGGCGATAGCGTAACAGACCTGATCCCATGTCGCGTACCCGTCAGCCCGCCCCGCCATCGCGTATCCTTCAATCTGATGCATGGCCGCGAATGTCTTAGCGTCCTGCTGGGATAGTCCGCCGTCCGGAGTTAATACCGGGAATCCCTCATCATACGGTCCCCAGACCTTCGTTCCGAGCTTGTCCGTATGCCACTGGGTTTCAAGGTTCATCCCGTAATCTTTCCATGCCCGAGCAGAATACCGGATCTCACTGCCGGCAGGGTAGGTGATATTGCCGATCTTCCGGCTCATCTGATACGCGCATTCAGCAGATGCCGATTGCGGGTAGAGAACGTCATGAAGCGTCCCGAGCGAATCCGTCACGTCTTTCTTGAATTGTGCCTTGTCAAGATCCGTCGGGTCTTTGCCGGTAAGCTGGATATAGAGCAGGTCAAAACAGTATGCTGTTGACTGCCCCACGCAGGTTCCGCGGTCTTTCTGATCCCGTGGCGCGATCTTATGGATATGCGGGTTCATGTAGGAATCCGGATAGGTCAGCGTTTCGATTTTCTTGACCATCTGGATCTTCTGGAATTGCCAGTCCTGCGGTCTTCCCGAAGGCACTGGATCAAGAATTGGTAATGGCATACAGGCATTTCGGTGAGAAAAGGACATAAAGGTATCGTAGAAATCCGGACAAGATTATAAATATTCAAACAAATAAAACATAAATCTATGTCAAAACACATTTGCATGACTGTAACAATCATGCTCCTGATGAGCGTGATTGTGGGTACTGCCGGGGCGATCAACTCCGCATATCCGGTAAAGATGGTTGAACTCGGCGAGACGATCCCTTATGATCAGGCGTACAATCTTGATCCCTTCAATATCGTACCGGAGGATACCGGCTTCATCTGCCGGCTTGATCCGTCCGTGAATTGCATTTCCCGTAATGCAAACGATCCTGATGGATCAAAGTTCCGGTATCTCGGCGCTCAGTTTGATTCCCATAATCCAGCACACGCCGGAGAATACTATGCCGTTCCGTATTCTTCTCCGTACGTTGTCGGAAATACTACTTTAGATGTTGACCGGATCCAGACTGAACCCGGGTTCAAGACCATGCACTTAAAACTCTATACTGTCCTGCCAGAATCCACACCCACACCAACCCCGACACCAGAACAAACAACGGTACCAACAACGGTACCAACGACAGAACCCACGATAAATTATGAGGCAACAATTCAGGCAATTGAATCAAAAGTAACAGAACACGAAACCCAGATAGCAGAAATTCGGGAGACTCTTGCATCTCAGACAGTTGTACCTACTGAATTTGCCACACCAGAACCAACAATCCAATCAATGGCTGCACCGGTCATTACACCCACACCAACCCCGACACCAACTATTGATTATGACGCTCGGATTCTGGAACTGGAAAAGAAAGCTGCCGAAGCAGAAGAACAGGTACGGAAACAAAACGATCTCATATACCAGATCATGAAGTTTCTTGGAATGGCTGAATAACGTTTTTAAAAATTATTTTTTGATGGGTTAGTATACCATCACAAAATTACTCTGGGATGTCATGTTGCTTCCGGCCGAATTGGTTGCTGTCAGATTGACAGTGAAGAATCCCGAACTTGTATAGATGTGCATCGGATTCTGTGTTTCATTGAATGTACCATCCCCGAGCGACCAGTTCCAGCTCGTAGGAGTATTGCTGGAAACGTCCGTGAGGAATACTTTGAGAGGGACTGCCCCAAGTTGCGGGCCGCCGTAGAATGACGCTACCGGTGCGACTACTGGAGGAGTGGGTGTGCCGACAGTGACGTAATCCGTCTGGTTGCTCCAATTCGTCGACAGGCCGTTGCTGGCACTATGCTTCACGGTATAGGTACCGATGATATTCCACGTATAGTACAAGTTTTGGGAGGTTGATGTATTTCCGTCACCGAGATCCCAATAGAACGTTGCCGGCCCGGGTGTCAGGTTCGTTGACGTGTCGTACAGATATGTCGTGAATGGTGCGGTTCCAGCGGTGTTGAATGCAGAGAAGTTCGCGGTTGGTGGTGATGGAATGTCGGAGACATTTACCCACTTTGAATATAATGGAGTTTTATTATATCCAATCGGGTTTGTGACATTCAGCATGATTGAATAATTGCCCGTTGGGAATGACCATGACAGGTTGCGTGTCGTTCCGAGTATCGCCTCAGTGGTATTGGAGAGCGTCCAAAATGAATACTCCCATGACGTCGGAGCATTTAACGAAGTATCATTGAACACGGTAAATAGAGGAGTTGTACCCGTCGTATTTGATATGGTAAAGTTCGCTACCGGGGCGGCGGGATCTTCTCCATAGAAATACATTTCGTCAATAATCGCCTGAGCCCCACCATTGCCGGCAGTAATATCAATCCAGATATATTTGTATGCCAGCGGAGACCCCGTGATATTGAATGTGCGCCCGGAACCCCCGGTCCACCCGGAAGATATACCCGATCGCGTGTCGAGCGTGACATTATCAGGATTATTAAATCCTATATTTGAAGCCCGAATCGTCCAGTCTCTCGGGGCATATGTTGTAGTTGAGAACGGATAGATCGTATAGTTCGTAATATTCATCGCACGGGGCAGCGATTGGCCTACCCATTGCGGGAAGCCCACAGGCGCCTGCCATCCGTTATCCCCGTTGTTGCCGTCGAAGGCATAGAATCCCATTTGTGCCGCAGCTGAGAAAGCCGAGGCGTTCACAGTATATCCGTCTACCGAAGTATTGGCAGCCATTGTATTATTCGATATTTGCATTCCTGAGATTGCTGAGGCCGGGAATGCAAGGATCATCGCTAACAAGAGCAATGCCAGAACAATGATTTTCAGGGTCATGATTCTGGCACCTCGTAGGATCCCGAAATATTCAGAACTGCGGTATACCCGCTCGGAAGTGTCCCGAACTGATTAAACTTGATTATCGGTGTGGCTTCCGTGTAATCAATATACGCGAATGGATCGCTCATGATTGAGTCTCCTCCTAATGTGATTTTCTTGAATGCCGTCAATGCGATCTGGTAATTTGCTGTCTGCGCGGCTGCCACGGGCAACGCCATAGTCAGTGATGATGCGGCGTTACCATCAGAGATCACGAACGAGACTGCGAATGTCACGAGATTACCTGTCCGGACATAACGAGCAACCGCGGAGGTAATGGTTGGATCTGCCGTTCCCCATGTTGGATTCGGGTCGAAGTCATCCCAATCCCCGATCGCATCACGAATATGGAGGTATACTCCTGTCGTAAACATCACTGCAATTTCAGTGCCGGTATCCCATGCATGTCCAGCACCAATTGATCCATCTGCATTGACTCCGCGAGTTGCCCCGGTAAGGTTCCCTGCACCAGAAGTACCGGATGCTCCGGTAATAGTAATCTCTTCTGGGAGCGTATCGTTGCTATTCAGAAACCCGATCTCAATTCCTTCAGTAATCAGATTCCCGTCTTTATCATAGAACACCGATAGGTCAGTTACCGGAATAGTGGTGTCGTCAGCATCAATCCCGGGCGCTGCTATGGTGGTCTTGACAGAGTTCTTCTTAGGCATTGGGAGAGCCATAACTTAGTCCCTCCCGATTACGCTCTGCCTTCAGTCTCAGTACTGGTGATCTGTGCGGTCTCAAGGTTGTGAACGACGATTGGCGTTGTCCAGACGTGATACATCAGGAGTTGTGGAGATCCATCAGTGTTAATGATGCCGATCCCGTAGATCGTGAGATCGCTGGTGAATGAAAACGTGTGCTGCCACTGTGTTTTGTAGTCTGCGACGTACGTGATACTGCTGACTGTGACCGGATCCCCGCCACTACCGGACAGGAGATATGCTGAGATGTCAGCGTATCCTACAGTTGCCGCTTCAGCGGGCAGTCCGGTACCGATTAAAACGTATTTCGTGAATGCAGTTCCGGTTATTCCGCCGGTAAGTTTCGCCCGGCCAGTAAGTCCTTCATTGACTAATGTTGCCATAATTAATCGTCCCTCCTTGCTTCAATGCGGTGATCCCGAACTGTTCCATCCGGTCCCTTGATCACGACATCGATGTTGATCGTCTTTGCTACGCCTCGGATTTCAGCCCCCGGCGCCGGGGGAGTTTGTGTGTTTTCAGTCATGGTTGTATCTCCCTTAGCTGACGGCTCGGGCGTATTATGCCTTCACCGCCATCAGCCTGCCGCTCGTCTGGTCCTGTGTAAGCGTGACACTATCCCCTGCGGTTAATACAGTAGTCGAATATGCAGTACGAGTGACCGTACCATAAACACCGGTCAGGGAAACTTTGATCACCTGAGAGGGAAGGGTATTGCCAACTATTACAGTTCCCTTCATATTCACCGTGTTATCATTGTAGACTTTTTGCGCAATGTTCTGGATCTCAAAAATCGGATCATAGAATACACGTTTCAGATTCAGATACGCCTGAAATTTATTGTCGGGAATGATCTGGACAGTAACCTCGTTAATGGTGCCGGCCTTATCGAAATTATACTCAATCGAAATAATCCGGTAATCGCCATCAGGGATTGACTGATTATATCCACTAATAATTAGTTTCTGCAATAACGCAAAATCCGATCGCAGCCGAAATGTTGCAGTCCATGTTTGGACCTGTTGCGAGTAATAATCCATTAAATCCGTGACCCGTTGGACGCATTCCGCATAGGTCGTAATATTCTGGTTAATCTCAACGTAGGGACGTTTTATTTCAGTTCCAGTCGGGTTAAAGGTCGGATCGTATGGATCGCCATCGTAATCATATGCCTCATGCCATTCACCCTGCAATCCTTGACATCTGACCGTATACCAATTGTATTGGTTCTCTCCGGACTGAACCAACCGGAATGACGATTTGAGATGTTTGCGAGCATCAGCAGAATTGAAATCAAATGTCGATGTAACGTATACGGGAGCTGGCAGAGGCTGACCGGCCACAAGATCAAGATCTTCCCGGGGTAGAAAATATGCAGAAGGCGTATCAACTGCACTACCAGCCGTATCCCACCGGACATAGAAAATCCAGTTCATATAATTACAGATTTTCTCAATAGCTTGAATTTTCGTTGTCGTTTGAGTGAAGGCAAACTCAATCTCTGGAATTGTTGATCCCCAGACCGAAGCAGTACTCTCGAAATATTTGGGGTATATCCCAGTAACTTCCGCCCATTTCGTAGCGGTTGTGTCACCACCAAGAAGTTTCCTGATATAATCATCTGGCCATACTCGGGGAGGGGATGGCGTGAGATCTGTTGCTGATCCGTTTGCAAGTGCATAATCAACATAATTTACCGATAGAGGTTCGTTATCTTGGAAATACGGAACCGATCCTATCATTGCAGATAAGATCAGGTACCCACCTACCACGGTACCAACAACTGAGATTACCGTTGCAGAATCCGTACTTGCATAATTTCCTCTGACTCTGTCGCCTGGAGTAAAAAGTTTAGTTCCATTATGGTAATTCAGTTGATAGAGGTGATTATAGGCCGCTTGTTGGTCAGTCCATGTCAGCAGGACTTGATTTTCCGGTTCGACTGTCTGTGCGCTGAGATACCAGCCATAATCATACCCTTTAAACTGTTGTTTCCCCGTCGCAGTGTATAAATATCGAACGTTATTGAATTGCGTGTCTCCGGAGGGAATGATCCCAACAAATACCGTATTGAATGCAGTCCCGGTATAGTCTGGCATTTTAAAAATTACTTTTGACCAGTACAGACTATCCGGAGTTGTGGTTTTATCGAACTGGAACACCGCTGAATACATTTTGTCTGCAAGGGACCGGCTGATCTTCCCAGAGATAAGGAGATTATTGATATTGACGATTGCTCTCCATACTCGGGGATCAATAAACGCTCCTGTCGCTCCCCATGCTGCTGAAAGGTAATGGATTGGAATATAGGGGTTTGTCTGAGTAAGGTTGCCCGTTGCGCCCCATGAAACATCAAATACCCACGTATACCCAAAGACGAATGTCCCGGTACTGCCCCAATTCGCTGAGAGGTAATGAACTGGAATAAACGGCGTAATATCAGCAAAAACGCCCGTTGCGGCAATGCTCAGCGGAATCGTGCGGTTGACTAACGGATCGGTCTCTGCACCCGTTGCGCCCCATGAACATTGCAAATACCAGTCAAAGATCGGGTTACTAAAAAGGCCAGTGGCAGCAATGGTGAGTGGGATCGTCCGGTCAACTCGTACTGGGTATATCTGGCAGTTTGTACTAAGGGTTCCACGGTCATATCGCCCTCTATCGAATGCCATAATTGATGAGAACGTTGGATCGTCACATTCTATCGGATACGCCCCGGTTGCCCCCCACGCAGCATACAGCCCCCTCAGGAACGGATCGACTGTAAACGATCCCACTGCACCGAAGAGGAGATCCATGATACGCCGGAAGTATGTATAATCAAATACTCCCGATCCTTCAAACGCTAATTGCAAGCTACGGTCAAGCAGTAACGATTCCGCTCCCGTGGCCCCGAACGCCAGCACTTTTGCATAATCAACTAACAGACTGTCAAATGCGCCAGTTGCTTCAATGCTTAATGGGATCGCCCGATTGACAAGTTCATCTGAATATTCACCTGTAGCTGCAATCTCTAACGGGATGGTGCGGTCAACCTTGACGGTAAATGATCCGGTGCCATTCAGACCTAATGAGAACGGATCGGTATACCCAGCCCGGTCATAAAACCCTAATCGATCATACCCGTCACGATCATACCGCATGTTACAGTCCTCACGTCACCGTTTCCCGCACGAATCCGACCTTCCAGTAATAATATTCCGGGTTGTCGCTTTCTTCCCACGAGATATTCCCAGAGATTGCACAGTTCGTATAGGTCAGGGTACCGGCAGGCGTGCCAGAGATCGTCAATGTCTCCTTGTACCCGATCATGGCCAAGAGCGCAAGGAACTCCGACCACGTACCCATACATTCATACGTTTCATTCCAGCCGTAATTCGGGTTCGTCTGGACACTGTGCTGCCCGCCTATCAGCAGGGTATCTTCTGTCTGCACTTGTACGGTACCTTTCCGTTTACCGGCAATAGGGAGCCGGTCAGACCCCATCATTGTTAATGACCCAAAGGTAATGGTAACGGTCATCTTGAAATTGGCACCCCCTTAGCGATCCTGCCCGCCGTGAGATCCGACATGAAATCATTGGCAGTATAGTCCGGCGAGAGGTTCACGTTTTCAATCACGATCTTCTCAATAGTGGTAGCTTGTGCCTTCTCGTACTGTTCCGTGCCTTTGATCTGTTCCAAGGGGGTACCGGCCTTGACCTCGTTATACTCAGTTGCAGCTTCCGTAACGCCCATCTGAGCCTCTCCCAGACCCTCCATAAGACTTTCTCGTTGGCGGAGGAATGACATTGTTGCTTTCCGGCCGGCTGCAACGTCCATTCCAGCAGACTGCATTTCATCCGCATAATCTCCCTCAAGATCATATAGTTTCTTCTTAGCATCGTTGGCCTTTTCAATCGCCGCCGTATATTCCTTGTAGGCATCAGTCTGCGCTTTCGTGCGATCTGTATCCTGTGTCTTGAGATCGTTCAGATGATCCATTGCATTAGCAAGATTATACTGAGCCTCAACAACACCTTCTCCGGCAGCCTCCGCAGCCTTCAACGCCTCCTCATATTTCGGAATTACAACTTCCGTCTGGTACTTAATCTCCCGGTCAGTATCGGTAAGGTTGAGGAAAAGGTTCTCAGTAGATTTTGCCAGCGCATCAGTTTGAGCAGGGGCATTAGGAGTTTGTGACGCTTTGTATTGTTTTTCTTGCTCTTCTAATGCAGATCTCGTATATTTCTCAGGCTCTAACAGGCGTTTTAATGCCTCATCCACAGTTGCAGCATTGCCCGTTTTTAGATAGTCCAGATACCCTGCAACACCCATTCCCACAGCAGACGCCTTTACACCGGTGAGTTCTCCAGCATGAGTTATGCCCTCTTCAATCCCAATGAAAAATAGTCCTGCCTCTGCCTCTGCTAGTTCAATCTGATGCGTAACTCCAGCCCATTTAACCTTGAATTTCTCAATTCGTTCTGATTCTTGATCGGTCATTGTTGCATGAGTACTTTCAAAGGTTTTAACGGCAGTATCGGCATTATTGATCATATCGGAAATTGTGTACCAGTTTCGACCAAAAATCGCCGCTGCTGCGTTTGCACGTTCTTGGCCGGCGGGATATTTGCTTAACCCCACTAAAATTTCTTGGAAGAGTTCGCTTGTATCCTTGTAATTCCCGTTCGCATCTTTTGCATCGACACCAATACCTTTCAGGGTATCTCGGAGGTTTTCTCCCGCTTCTCCTGAATCGGAGATCCGTTGGGTCAGGTATCGCATTGTAGTGACCACAGAGGATAGATCGGTATCGGTAGCTATTGCAGCAGCATCCCATTTCTGCGCATCTTCAAGAGTGACGCCCAGCATGTTATGCATATTATCAAGTTGATCTTGATATGCAACGGCACGCCCTATTGTAAGGTTGTATGCTTCTCCTAACCCCGCAAGCGCAACACCAACCTCTAAGGCTAAAGCACGATAACTGTTATAAATGCTAGTTAATGCATCGTCGTTGGCTTTTTGGAAATCCTTAACGTTCGCTTTTGCGGTATCGAGACCATCTTTGGTCTTATCAACCGCTATGACCTCATATTGGATCCCACCAAGGGTTAATACACCGTTTGCCATTGTCTCATCATCCCCTTATCCCCGTTTGCTCCCCCATGCGTTCCACGCCTGCCGCCACATCTCCCGGACCTCTTCCGGAAGATCCCCCCATTCTCTCGGATCCTTAATGCCCAACCAATGCAGGAGCTGGGTGAATGCCCTGCCCTGCGACGTGTTCACGAAAGGACTGGACGCGTTTCACCCGGTCAGTGATCTGCTGTTTCCGTGATTCCCGGTATGCCATATACACATCCACGATATCCTCGGGGGAGTACATATCGGGATTCTGTTTGAGCCAACCATACGTGATTGCCGGATCGACTGTAACAATTGCAATTACCTGCAACCAGCAATCCGCCGCCAACCCAAATAGACTGTCGATATCAGTCCGGATCGGATCGATCTGTGATACGTCGGTGACTTTCTTAAGGGCCGCCATCTTTTCTTCAGCATGGCGGATATGTTCAAGCCGTTCGTTCTCAAAAGATTCAATCCGTTGCATATCGGATTCCGATAGACGGGAATAGATCCGGATCGTATCGCCGCCTTCAAGCACCAGATCAACCGTCTGGGTTTTTGTCCGGCGCTGGAGCATAGCGATCGTTTCACTGGCAGCAACTTTCTCGTTCCGGATATCGGCCCGCATTTTATCCATGTGGGGTTTCCGCTCTGCCAGTATCCGCTGAGCCATTGCCAGTTCTTCCGGGGTGTGTTTTCTACCTACCATATTGGGGTCTCTCCTGTGTTTCTCTCCTTATGCATCCACGCCTGTAACAATCACATCCGCGTCCGGGTCGGTTACTGCGAAGGGGACGTCATCCATCAGCTGAGCGCTCGCATCCGTGAATGAGAACTTTGCTCCAGTAAAGAAGCAATGTGCCAGCGTGATCGTGATGTTGTTCGACCCATCAGCGACGTATCCAATCAGGTTGAACTCTTTCGGATCACCGATATTCACGGTGCTGTCACCGACAATTGACTTGAACTCAAGAGTTCCTCCGCCCGTGCTGGCAATACCGACCGGGAGGGCATGAGTGCAGGTCTTGAACACGCTCTTTGACGTCCAGACCGTCCCTGACACAGAGCCGTTCGCCATCGTGATTACTTCTGAGATGGCATTGTCGTTTACGTCCGTTCCGTACAGGACAATATGGCCTCCTGTCGTGAGTGCTGCGACTGCAAGCGTAACCGTGACCCGCGAGGGTGTAGCGGGTGCGGCATCGTTGATCAGGATCGTTGTCCCGGCCGTGAAAGTTGCAGCTGCTTCGAGTGTCCCGGCCGACCCGGTTGTCGGGACGCCGTTCAGGGTCGCCTGAATGAGATCAGCGTTCCGCTGAATGCGGGTGATCTTGCCCGTTACAGTGACCTTCCCCGGTTTGTTCAGATCCGACCATTTCCCGCTGCGCTGGCCGGTAGCCAGTCCGCGAGTGATCGTAAAGTCCA